ATTTTGACCGGAAAGGACGAAGGACAAACGCTCTGCCCCATATATATATATATAAACCCCTATATAATATATAATATAATATATTATATTTTTTTACTTGTCCTTTGTCCTTTTCAAAAAAAGGAACCTCACCCATGTTGAAAATCAATGAGTTATGAAAGGACAACCACCTTGTCCTCGGAACCCCCGGAACCCACGTACTCCAAGGTCTCCAAAAGCACCTAACATGCACAGCATAAGCGGATTATGAAAAGGACAAACCGCCCTCATCCTCTTGTCCTTTTCTCCAAGGCACAGAGTATCAACGGATTCCACGGATTCCGTGGGTTCCGGGGGATGAGGACAAGCTGTCAGTCCTAATTCATGCTTGACAACTTGTCCTTCCTCTGCTACAGTTCCGCTCATGTACGACATACCTATCGCACCTAAGACGCCGCGAGAACTTCGCTGGGAACACTTCTATCAATTCGTCTACTCCATTCCTCAAAAGGTATGGACACCCTATAGTAGTTACAACCGCACCGCGGCCAATTCCGAGTATGATACGGAAGGATATTGTGAAGCCCTCGTCCAGATGCTGGACTTCTTCTACAACGTCCCCCTCATGCCAACCAAGGAAATGGTACGAGCTTTCGCCAGTACCACCTACCTTGGCGAACTTAGCGACCGTTCCCTTGACCTCCTGTACGCTAGGGCATTCAACTATATAGATGAGACGAGCATTTGGCCCAAGTACGAGGTCTTCCCTTATCTCCAACATCTTACGGAGGCAGGAGTGCTCCCCGACTGGAAGTGGTATCACTACGCCAAGTACAATGACGTAGTAGCCACCGCGGGGCGTTACGACCTGCTCAAGAAGGAGGACCACATCTCCCGTTGGGTAATCGACGAGGACTTCCGGCGCAGTATTATACGTATCTATCACACCTTCCCAGATAACATCCTGCACTTTGTGCTTCGTGCAATGGGGGGGCTGAACGGAGATTCCATGACGAAACGGGAGTACATCGAACTCGCCCGGTCCTGTAGCCGTAGCCGAAACACGGCCCTCAAGTACTTGGATGACATCCTCTATCGTATGCAGATAACTATCGATTCATCCAATATTATTAATCCAGAACGTAAAATATTTATTCTCAAATGACCACAGCACTACTCAACGATGAAACAGTTCAGAAACTTGAACTGACCTTTACCGCACCCCGCATCTCCCAACTACAGCTGGCCGAAGGTATGAAGAAGCGCCCCACCGGGGGTAGTTGCAACCGCGCCGTCGCTATTGCCCTGCCGGAGGTCCTTCGCCTTCTCATGGACATGCCGATTGAGAATCGGGAACTGATGCAGTATTACTATCAGGTGCAACTCTTTAAGGTGATGCAGGGGAAGCTGGACGAGAACTCGCTCTCCATGCCTCCCGTATATAAGACCATCCTCTCCAACTGGCGCAAGCATGGGCTGGAAGCTAAGGATATTAAGCCCGCGCTTCCTGCCCTCGTTCCTTCTGTCCAGTTCCTAAGCAAGCCCGGATTGTATGACTACGCCCTCGACAGCAAGGGTGCAAGATACTACACCAACCGTAGCCTCGTCAGTGTAGACGGAACATCGTGGCGGCATACGGGTATCTTTGGCATTGATGTGGACCTCAAGGAGAACAAGAAACATACCGCGGAAACCCTTCTCGCTACAGCGCAGGAGAAACTCCCCCAGCTGGATGGCTTCCTCTTCGCGTATGTCAGCCCCAATCAGGGGATTAAGGCGTTCTTCCAAATCTCCAACTCTACGCTCCAATACCTGAACCAGAACCCGCAGGTGGTGGAGGATGAGGGAAATGAAGAACTGGACGTGAAGCGATTGGCAAATGAACGCATCTATCTCCACAAAGCAGTATATCATTCCCTCGCGCAGTACATCCACGAGGGAACCGGATTTGTTCTCGACATGGCCTGTACTGACCCTGCACGGATGCAGTTCTTCTATCTGGACACCTTCATCCCCGGAACCCCCGGAACCCCTCGATTCCATGTACCCGATATGGAGAAGGCGAAAGCGGACTACCTTCAATACGACAAGAACAGGGGGGTCAATTATGAACTCCCATCCGTCGCTCCCGGTGCGCCTCGCCCCAAGATATTCGAGGACTTCATTGCGTGGTTGAAGGTGAACGAGTATTACGATACCGCCGAAGGCCTCTCCCGCATGGACTATATTAAGGGGGACGGTTGCCTCTATGGCGAGTGCCCGCAGTGCAAGGGAGGCAAATCAGGCAATAGCCAGAACACGGACCTTCGCTTCTACCCCAATCCCCAGTACCCCCGGCAGTCCTACTTCCACTGCTTCCATGCCAGTTGCAATGGCGCGAACCCGGAGATTACGTCGGTGCAATGGCTCTTCGACATGTACTTGACGGAGTTGGAGGGGGAAGCCGAGAAGAAGGCAGGGGTTGAGCCGTGGTGTCAGGACCCTCTCCTGATGAAGTGCTTCATGCAGGGAATTGCTCCGGTAAATACGAACACCCCTCTCCCGGAGGTCAGCGCGTTGAAGCTCTGCTCCCTCAAGTTCCCTTATGTCCGAAAGAACAAGGCGGGCAAGAGCATCCCCATCCTGACGGACGAGAACATCAAGTATCTTCTCCATCATGGCCTAAATCTCCGTGCCTTCCGTCGAATGAACACGAACGAACTCCTGCTCTTGGACTTTAAGAACAGTAGGTGGTACGAGACGAGCAATACTATATTGAGCAAGATTTCAAGCTTCTGGCAGTTGATAGTTCCCGGTCAGGCGATTCCTATTCAACGCCTTCGCGAAGCCTTGTCGAGTATTGCACAGGCCAATTACTACCACCCGCTGGCTACGTTCGTCAGCTCCCGTCCTTGGGATGGGCAGGACCGTTTGCGTGCGTTCTTGGACTACCTCCCCATGAATCAGGATGTAGACATGCCCGAAGGCTGGACCCCGGACAAGTATCGGGACATGGTGCTTACGACATGGCTCATCACCCTGTGGAAGCGCGTGACCCGTCGTCTCTGCTTCCTCACCCATACGGAATCCCAGACCAGCTTCCCGCAGAACTACATCCCCATGCTCACCGGTGCACAGGGGCTGGGTAAAACGAAAGCCACGGACTGGTTGTTCCGTGGGGTCCGTAATGACGTGGCTAGCTCCATCGAAGGATTGAATAGTGCGGATAGCGTTGTCCAGATGGCCCGGCACTCTGCCATCATCTTGGACGAGATTGATGAAGAAGTCGCTAACAAGGCGAAGGAGAGTAAGTTGAAGCGAATCATTACCGGGGAATCTGAAAGTTGCCGTGTTGCTTTCTCCCAGTCTCCGGGAACCTATGAGTACTGTGCAAGTATCATTGGGAGTACGAACCAAGAAGAGGTATTGAGAGATACCACAGGTACTCGCCGTTACTATCCGGTAATCCTAGGTCCACGTACCATGTCGGAGGAAGAAATCCCTGCCGGGTTTAGTGCCAATAGCTGGGCGGTGGAGAAGCTCTTCGAACTGGACAACCAGCAACTCTGGGCACAGATTAAATACATGGTAGACGCCCATGAAGATGGCGAATACCGTTGGGCTAATCTGGAAAAAGTCGGTGCATTCCTCGCAGAACAGTATGCCAGTTGCCGAGGCAATGATACTGACCTGACGAAGTACCTCGTCCCCGTGGCTCTCAAGGATATGGACACGAAGGGAGAGAGGCTCTCCAAGAAGATACCGGGCGACTTTGGCACTATGCACAATATCCTCGCCTATGTCCGTAAGAACTTCGGAGACATGGAGAAGGTGGAGAACTGGGCAGACGCTAACTTCAAACGAGACCTCATTGCGGCCTACGGTTCCGATTCCTTGGTCCGCCACAATGTCAAACGCACCGAGGACCCGAGGCAAATGAAACGCTACTTCTTCATGCCGATTGACATTTGGATGAAGGAAGCAAGCGCAGAAACGAAGGCGCGGGTATATTCGCAATATGAACACATTAAGGCACTTGCGGAAACCCTGTAAAATTTCTTCTAAAAACTTCTTGACAAAAATCTAACACTTGATATATTGGCCCTGTCACCGGGATTCCGGGGCGGGGCCAATCCCGTTCCGCTAATCCCATAGAATACAACTAAGCAAACAAGCAACAAACATGACTACGACCGACGACAACATGATTACCGAGTTGAAAGCTCTTGAATCCGAGCTTCGCTCACAGGTGGAAAAAGCCGAAGAGGAATTGAAGTCCCTTCGCAATAACCACAACCGCATTGTCAAGCTAATCAATCTCCTTGATGGTCTTGGCAACTTGATGAATAGTACGCACGTTACCACAGTTGCGGATTCTCCCCGCCCCGGCTATAGCAAGAATGGCAAGAAGCTGGGACGTCCGTCCAATGAACGTCTCGCCAACTTGAAGGCGCAGAACCAGAACCTCCGCGACCGGTACGAGCTTAGCCAGAAGCGCGACCAGCTGAACAAGTGCATTGACAGTCTTGACTGGATTATTGACGTGCAGGAAGCCAATGAAGCTGAATACTAAATCTAACCGCTTATGCCCAAAAGACTTATGACATTGGAAAACATGGACTACTCTCAAAGATTTAAGGATAACTTCATGGACATGGTACGGATGCTTCCGTATGCCTTCTTCTGTCCTTTACTCTTTGTCACGTACCTTAAATCACACCTGCCCCAGTCTTCTTGGATGATGTGCTTCTTGACCGTTGTCGGCATGAGCCTGATTCAGTTTCTCTTTGCCGCGGCCATGATTTCCATTCCGAAGAAGGAGCATATGTTCTACGGACTGGTCATTTTCGGTACTACCTTCTTTATTGTCCCCTTCCTCTTCTGCCACTGGATGGGTATTAACGTATAGGCATCATGAAAGACCTAGCCGAGTTATCCCCCTACATAGGCATCTATTACCTCTCCCTATCTATGGGCCTTCTGGTCAATGGCATGCCCCTACTGGCCTCCCTCATCTTCTCGCTCATTCTCGTCCTCATCGTTCTGTGGGTGTGGTCCTTCATCTACATCACCATCACGCATCTATTAAAACGGAGCAACCGGGACATGAACATCAATATCTTTGGCCTCTCCGCAACATTGGTCACTCTCTTCTTCATAATTATATCACGCTAAACTATGTACAACGAAATTGCAATCGCCGCCCAAACTGTTGATTCCCACTTCTCCTATATGGGATTAGAGGAATCAGCCGCTGACCTCCTGCGCCATCTTCTGTGGGAGATTGAAGAATACCGGGAAGCTGACGCGGAGGACCGCGTAAAGGAGGCAACCGACATCGCCATTCTCGCATTGCGCCTAGTAGCCGCTACGGGGCGCGATGAAGGTTTCTCCTTTGAGGATGGGATATTCCTCGCAAACGAAAAATGCCGGGAAGTCGTGAACCGCATGAACCGTGCCGTCAAGATGTACAAGAAGGACAGAGCCGCCGGAATTCCTATGAGCACACCCCAAGAATATTACACGCAAGCGAATACACCCAAACACTAATGCACGAAGAAATAGACCACCCCCCTATATCATTTTCACTGCCTCGCATTCTGGGGTATGAAATGGAGATTACAGACGACCAGACCAAACTCACAGGCGATACTCTTGCCGTTGACTTTGAAACGTATTATGAGGGGAAATATTCCCTTAAGTTCATGGACCCGCATTCCTACTGTCTGGACCCACGATTCGACGCATACATCATGTCCGTCTATGACGGGAAGTACTGCTGGGTAGGACATCCGAAGGATTTTGATTGGGAGAAAACGACCAAGGACAAAACCCTCGTCGCGTTTAACGCCAGCTTCGACTATGCCGTTTACCTCTTCGCACTTCACGCGCCGGGGGCCAAGGGCATCCCATGTACTCCCAGTTTCCAGCCGCCCTTCAAGGAGTGGCTCTGTTCCCGTGCCGCTTCCAACTATCTCGCCATCTATGGTTCTCTTGACAAGATTGTCGCAAAGCTTTGGGGAGTAGAGATTAGCAAGGAAGTCCGAGCCAAAGCCGAAGGCGTTGATTTCCGCAAGATGGAGGTCATCCCGGACGACATGAAGGAATACGTGGCGGGCGATAGTTACTACTGTCTCGCCTTGTGGGATAAGATGAAGGACTTCTGGCCGGAAGATGAACGCGCCTGTTGGCTCAATACCTGCATCATGGGATGGCGCGGAGTTCCTACTTCCCGCCAGTATCTTCTTGACGGATTGGAGAAACTCCATCAGGCGAAAGAGGACTACAAGGAAGCTATCCCACTTGAAAAGAAACTTTCAATTCCTCAATTACACAAAGCGTGTGAAGAGCTGAACATCCCGCCGCCGGAGACGACAAGTAAGGTCAGTGAGAAATTTACGGACTGGCTGGAAGAGTATGGCCATCTCGTCCCGTGGGTAACGCTTATTGGGAAATACAGGAGCGTAAACCGCATGATTAGTATTACCGAGCGCATGCTTTCCCGCGTCTATACTGACCATGAAGGAGTGGAACGGCTTCCCTATACTCTGACATATTGTGGCGCAAGTACGGGACGCTGGTCAGCCGGAGGCGATAAACTGAACCTGCAACAGCTTAACCGTGAGGATGTTTTGGGCTTTAGCCAGCGCAATGCCATTCAGGCCCCGGAAGGGTATAAGCTCGTGGTATGCGACTGGGCAGGGATTGAAGCACGTCTGACCGCTTGGCTCTGTGGGCAGGAGAAAATTCTTGACACCCTCCGTGCTGGTGAGAAGGACATCTATGCCGCTAACGCGAAAGGCTGGGGCCTCATCCCCGCGGACGTTAAGGACTTCAAACAGTACTGTAAGGAAACTCCGGGGCAAGCGGATTTACGTCAGCATGTGAAGGCTGGGGTACTTGCTTGCGGCTTTAGTGCTGGATGGAAGGCTATTCAACGCTCGAACCCCGGAATGGACAGGGACCAGTGCCAAGCGATTGTGGACATGTACCGCAGTCGTAGCCCAGAAGTGGTGGCATGGTGGAGAGAGTTGGACGCATTAGCGGCTCGTGGCTATCGTACCCCCTCCCATAGTTTTGCGCTCTCCCTTCCCTCTGGCCGGAAGCTCTATTATCGTAACTGTTACAAGAAGCTGGTTCAGCCGAAGGATGGTCGCCGTCCCTACTTCGCAACATGTGTCGACCTCGGATACAAGTCCTCCATTGTCAATACTAACCTCCTTAGCAACAACAATATTCAGGCAATCGCACGTGACCTCATGGTCCGCACGTTCAATCGCCTGTGCAAGGAATTAGAGGGTGCGCAACCTGTCCTTCTCGTACATGACGAAGCCGTAGTGATGGTTCCGGCTGACCGTGCCGAGGAATACGCCCAGCGCATCGAACAGATAATGGAAGAAACTCCGCAGTGGGCTTCTTCCCTTCCGCTCCTTGCCGAACCTGAAATCATGGACAAGTACAGAAAATAATGAACGCGCTTACTCCATTCCCTCCGCAAGAAGATTGCATCCATGATATGGTGGAAGCAATTACCCGGCATGGCTTCGTGATTAATAAATCCTGCACGGGTACGGGGAAGACATTGGTTACTATCGAAACCGCGAAGGCTATGGGCAAGAGGCTTCTCGTCGTCTGCCCTGCCATCGTAGTGACCCAATGGAAGCGAGCGATTGAACAGCAAGGAGCGGACGCGGTGGATGTCCTCTCATGGGAGAAGGTGCGCCGGGGGAGTACCTCCTACTACAAACGCCCTACAAAGGTTCCCAAGTCCCGGATAGTCTTCGGGGCTTGGACCCTTCCCGACGATTCCTTGCTGGTCCTTGATGAAAGCCATAAGGCCAAAACCTATGGTAGCCAAAGCAACATCATGGCATTAACTGCGGCCCATCAAGGACTTCCGACGATTATGCTCTCTGCCACTCCCTTCGTCTCCCCTCTTGACATGAGCGTTCCCGCGACGTATGCCAAGTGGATTCAAGACCCTCGGCGCGGGTTCTGGCTCTGGGCACGTATGCACGGATGCACCGACAGCTTCTGGGGAGGTATCGAGTTTAAGCTCAACCCACGTAACCACGCCATGATGGAGGGCCTGAAACAAAAGCTCTTCACTGCTGGGGTTATGACAGAGATTGACAAGGATAGACTTGACACATTCTTCCCGGAGAATAGAATCGAATATCTGTCCGTGGACGTAGACATGAAAGGTATGAGAGAGATTAAACAATTACAGAAAGCACTTGACAAGCTGGACAAATCATGGGACCAGTCCATCGAACGGGCTAACGAGAAGGGAATCGAACTTCCTGCTATCGTTGAACTCCTTCGGCTTCGCCAGCAATCTGAATTGGCTAAGCTCCCCACGATGGCAGAGAAGGCAGTCGAACTTCTGGATAGTGGATATAGCGTCGCCATCTTCGTGTCTTTCCTCGACAGTCTCTCCACACTCTCGGAACTCATTAACAATAAATCAGGGAGAACAGTTCCCTACTCCGAGATTAGTGGAGCGGTGACTGGGAAGAACCGACAGGAAGAGGTGGACAAGTTCCAACGGAATGAAGTTCCTCTCGCTCTCGTGCAGATTAGTGCAGGAGGAACTGGGGTATCGCTTCACGATACCGAGGGAGGCCACCCCCGCGCCGCACTCATCTCGCCGGACTTCGCCATTGTCAATTTGCTTCAGGCACAAGGACGTATCACCCGCCTCGGTGCAAAGTCACACACCTTGCAGTACATTGTGACCGCCTCCGGTACGGTGGAAGAAAGAATTATTCAAGCACTCAACACAAAAGAAATTTGTCTTAACGCATTAACATCAAATGGATAACAACGAAACCAACACTCACAGCAAGTACAGTCCGAGTAAGATGGCATTGCTCGCTACCTGTCCCGGATATGTCCCACGCCCCATGACTAAAGAGGAAGAAGAGGATGACTTCTCCCCGGCGGCCATTGGGACCCGTGTTCACGCGGCCCTCGAAACCAAGAACCCAGATTCCCTTTTGACCAAGCATGAGCACATCCTCTACACTGCGGCATCCAACATGGTGGATAGGCTCATGTCCATCTTCGCAACCGAGGTACAAACGGACAAGGTAGAAGTACTCCCGGAACATAAGTTTGAAGGAATCGTCTTCAACCCAGACGAGGAAGCACAAACCGGAACGGCTGACGTTCTTGTCCGGCATGGCGATACTTCCATGATTATCGACTACAAAATGGGGATGGTCCCTGTCTCTGACCCTGCCGAGAATACCCAGTTCATCTACTATGGTTTGCTGGAAATGGCAGAACGCCCTGAATGTAAGCGCATTATCCTCGCGGTGGTACAACCCAGCCAGACCGAAAGCATGAAGATTGCGGCGTTCTACCGCGACGGTAAGGGGCCGAAGTTCACCACGGATATGTCCGTCGTCTCTATGGATGAAGCTACCGCAAGGGGAAACATGTCCGCAGTCATTGCCCGCCATTGCCGTGATGCGGAGAATCCCTATGCCTACTCATCCTCTCCGCATGTCTGCCCCTACTGTTCCCGTCTCGCCCGGTGTAAGAAGGTGACCAGCATGGCCCGTAACTTCTCACTTAAAGTATTGAAGGACAAGGACCTAGCCGAGGGAATGATTGACAATGTCGGTACGGCGATGGACAACCCGGAAACCCTTGGCTCCCTTCTTTCCTTTGCGAACATTATCGCGGAGGCTAACAAGGTGCATAAGGACTATGCCAAGACGCTCTTCGCTTGCGGCGTTGATGTTCCCGGATGGAAGTATGCACGGCGAGGCAATACCGTGAAGGTGGACAATGATGCCTTCCGTGCCTACGTCGAGCAGTACATTTCCCCAGAGGAAATTCTGGACAGCATCTCCCGCCTTCCTGTGTCGAAGCTTCTTGACATGGTGGTAGATAAAAACAAAGTTGAAGGAGCCACACGTGCCGAGATGAAGGAGGCCAAGGAATCGTTACTCGAAGAGCTTCAAGAACTTGGAGTAGTGAAAGAAGTGACGAGCGCGATGGCTTTGCTCAAAATCAAATAAAGTTCTTGACATCTTTCAAACTTGTGATATAGTCACGTCAGAGAAGTTACCGAGGGTAGTTCACTCGCCAAAGAAGCCCTCAACCCAAAACCAAGAATAAACGAATACTATGGCTACTAAGAAAACAGAACACGAAACCTTAGGAATAGACCCGGGAGACGCATTGGAACTGGGAACCCCGGAACCCAATCAACTCGCAACCGCTACGGAATACCACTCTTTCGAGGGCGAGACCGACGCTTCGGACATTCAGATTCCCTACCTCAAACTGTGGCAAGCCTCTTGCGATGAAGCCAAATTGGAAGAACCGATTGGCAGTTTGGGCGCGTTCCTTCTCAACGGTCTGGTCGTTGCCGAGCGCAATAATCCTCTTGAATGTATCGTATTGAAGGCTCGTAAGTTCTTCCGCGAATACATCCCGTACAACGAACGTCAGCCCGGCGTATATGCCAAGACGTGGAATACGAAGGAAGAGTACGAGGCCGAAGGGTACACCAAGGAACAGGTCAACCGTGCCCTTGCCATGTGGCTACTGGTTAAGAAGCCGCAGGGTATTAAGGACGCAAGCACCACCGAGGATGACCTTGACGCTCTCTTCACTATTGACTTCATGGGCGACCAGTGGACGCTGGCACGATACACCCCGGAAGGTAATCAGTACACGGGCGTTGGTGCTCCCTTCATCCAGTTCATGATGTTGAAGGGTAGTAAGCTCGGCTCCCTGCCCTTCCGTGTGCAGATTGGTGCACAACGCGCCGTCTCCCGCGACGGGAAGAACAGCTACGCCAAAGCGTTCCTCAAGTTCAAGCCGCACCCGGTGGAAGGACAGGTTGAAGCCATCCAAGAGATGGGCCTCCTTTCCGCGGTAACCAAGTAACCCCCTCCCGGCCCTGACGGGTTTATCCCGTAGCACCGCATTGCGGGTAAAAAAGGGGCACGCTCCATTCGGCCATCATAGTACGCTATGGTGGCCGTCTTATTTTCCGGCTTGACTAGTAGGGATTTATCCAGTATAGTCTGTCATGCAGATAGTAGGTTGTGACCCCGGAACCCACGGCGCCCTCGTACTCGCGGACACCCGGAGCAAGAAAATCTGGATAAAGCACATGCCAGAAGACGAAAGGGAACTGGAAATCATATTGAACAAACTGCCACGTAGCCGTCATCGTATCATGTACATTGAGAAGATGAGCTATGCCATGAGCGGAGGCGGCAAGGTGTCCAATCCGAGAAGTAGTGGCATATTGGGAGAGGCAACCGGGAAGGTCCTCGGTTACGCCGCGGCGGCGGGGTACACCGTCACAAAGGTTTCCCCAATCGTATGGATGCGTGCCGTTGGCGCGTATGATACGGGCTTGACCGCACGGGACAGGACCCGGTGGAAGAATAACTTGAAGCGCATCGCGATGGAGAACTTCCCCGGCGCGAAGGTGACACTACAGAACGCGGACGCTCTTCTCATTCTACTGTATGCGTACCGGGAACTGAACGACGACCACACACTGACCCTTGACAACTGGGATATAGAAAGGCTTTGACCTGTTATGGCTAGACACTTTACTCGCTACGGACGACAATGGGAGTACGGAGTTTCGGAATTGGACATCGAACTCTGGTGCTTCAAATACGCATGGCCCGAAGAGAAGGGAGGGCTGGGCAGGTATGGACACGCTAAGAACGCCATCAACCTCCTGTGGAATTACAAGGGCAGTCCTACTCCCATTATCTGGACGCCGTGGATTGAACGGATGATTGAAACCGCGTGCAAATATGATGTGGTCATCATGGGTGGAGGCTCGTCCTCTGGGAAGTCATTATCTATGGCTATCATGGCGACGCTCTTCTATCTGGCTGACCCCGTCGATACCCTTTGCCTAGTCACATCAACTACTATTGAAGGTGCGAAGAAACGTATCTTCAAGGATATTAAACGGTTGTGGCGCAAGGAATTTCCGGGTAAGCTCGTTGATGGCAAGGGACAGATTAAAGGCGTGAACGAGGACGGAGATATTGATGATTCCCGCGGCATCTCCATTATCCCCTGCGCGAACGTCGGTGACCCCAGTAGCCGCTTTATCGGTATTAAGGCAAAGAACATGCACGTATTTTACGACGAGCTTTCCGAATTGCCGATTGAACTCGTCGAAGTGTGGCGTACCAACCTCATCACCAACAGAGCGGACACGCCTCCTACCCTGATGGCCGCCTCTAACCCCAAGAGCCGCACCGATGCCTTTGGTGTTATGGCTATGCCCAAGGATGGGTGGAACAGCGTTGACATCTTTGAGGAATATGAATGGGAGACCAAGGACGGGATTTACATCCGCTTCGATAACACCCAGAACCCCCGCATCAAATATGGCCGCGAGGATTGGAGCTTCTACACCCCGTTGGACATTGTTCAGCAAACGATTGAACAGTACGGGGAGAATAGTCCGTTCGTGATGCGGTTCCACCGGGCAACCTTTTCAGATGATACGGAAGAAGGTTCGCTAATGTCGGAGGCTGAAATTTACGGCAGTGGCGCGGATGCCATGCCCGTCTGGGGAGACGGCGAGTTGATTACCATCGCAGGATTGGACCCTGCCTACACCAACGGCGGGGACCAGTCATGTTTGAAGCTCGCCAAAGTCGGACGAACGGTTGAAGGGCTTTGGGCGTGCGCGGTGTTCCGTACCTATCTGTTGAAGTCTACGTCCGACAAGGAACGGATGAAGCAAAGGAACTTCGACATCGCCCAGCAAGTTGGAGAGATTCTTCGCGCTAACAATGTCGACAGTAAGTACCTTGCCGTGGACGTAACCGGAGGTACTGGTTTCATCGACATCCTCGCCCAGCACGTTGGCACGGACTTCCAGACGGTCAGCTTCGCGGGTATGGCGAGCAAAGTGCCTGTCGGATTGTTGCAGAATCAGGAGGCATGCCAGCAATATAGCAACAAGGTCTCCGAGCTTTGGGGATGTATGAAACTGGCAATCAATGCTCGCCAACTTTATGGCCTCGACCCGACAACTATCGTCGAGCTTAAATCCCGGCTCTACACCATGAATGGAACCCGAATTGCCGTGGAACCCAAGGCGGCCATGAAGAAACGGATTCATAAATCCCCGGACAACGCGGACGCACTAGCACTATTGGTGCACGTGTGCCGGGGAATCATGGGACCGGAGTTCGGTAAGATTAGGCTTGACATTCAGAACCATAAGGTGGTAGAACATCAAGAGGTAATCAAATATCGCGAAGACGGAACCGCATATATTGAAGCCGCAGACATTGGCAGGTATCTCGGCGGCTTCGTCGGAGGCAATGCCCCCGCTCCCGCTCCTGCCCGCGACACCTTTGCCTCCGACGTAACCGCCGCAATGCAAACCCTTTGGAACTAATGGACTTACGAGCCGCCGCAAAGATAGCCGCCCCCAAACCAATCACTAACGAAAACACCGTTATAAGGAAGGCCATTGAGATGTACAAGGCAGGGACCCCGGTTCCTGTCATCTCGGAAGTTACTGGCCTCCCCCGTGAACGTGTTGATAAGATTGTTGATAGCGTCCAACTCTCGAAGGAGGAACTGGCTATCCGCAATGAACTTCTCAATACGTACACACAGAACACACAGGCACGCATCCTCCAACGCCAAGAGGCGAGGACGAAGATAGAGCTTGACATCGTTGAATCCATGAGTAGCCAGTACAAAGAACTGATGAACAGTGGATTCTCCCGTGTCGCTTCCTTCATGGCCGACGCAGAGATACAATCAATTAAGGATGTACCTCTCTTCCTCTCTATCATGGAGCGAAGCCACGGCCTGTGGGAGAAGTTTAACGAAGCGATTGCGAAGCGTGACATGGACCTACTGTCACAGGTCATCCAGCAGTTCGAGCTGGAACAAACCGAGATAGTGACGCAGATGGGATTGCAGGGTGGACCAGTAACTCTGAACAAGGATGGCACTCGTCCTGAACTGGAAGAGGGAAGTGCGGCCAGAACCATCACCTTGAAGCTCAAGAAGAAGGGCGAGAAGCCAGAGGCTGACGAAAAATAATATTGACAACGTCGTCCATTTGCGTATAGTGGGGTCATGGCAAAACCCGAAAACATACAGGAAGTATTCCGTCGTTGGACCCCGGTAGCTCTCATGAACTTGCCGGAGGAAGTGAAGACCCCAGAAACGTTCCCAGATTATATGGGGACGGATGATGAACCGTTGCCTGTTGGTCATAGTCAGGGGATTCTAACAGTTATCGGGTACTCCCACGATGTCCGATATCCGTATGTCGCGCAATGTGCATGCGGGAATGTGGTCACGATGAACCACAAACATTTAACGCGCACACACTACCATTGCGGATGCCTGACCCAAATCATGCGTTCAGCCTATCTCATTCGCTTACGCGTCGAGGCTATGCGCTCGTGGTGGCAACAGGTTCCTATGTGGCTCGACGACCTTGACAAGCTTCGTGAACATGCGAAGAAGTATAAGAAGAGCCTCAAGAGAACAAGAAAGTACAACGCCAAACTCTCCCATGTCGAATACGCGGACGACCCGCTGACGTTTGACCGGGAGGTAGAGACTTCGGACAATCCCGAACATCCGGATGCTTTCCTCTCCCTCGTGGCTCCATCAGAAGAGTACAGCCAGTTCCTGCGCGACATTGCCGAGAAGTTGACCAACGTATATAAACCGTGGCCCGCAATTCCTATGGCCAATACGAGCGCATACGCCAGTTACAAAAACGAACTGCCCGAATTCGACGCGGCTACCTTCATTAACTTCGTCAACTACCTTGCGGACGCACAAGAGAATGAAACCCTAAAACCCACCACGGAGTATGGCAATTAGCGAAAACGCCACCGTCTTCCATGAGGTAGCACGGGATAAGGAGGTGTGGGGAAAAGCATGGAGATACCGTGCCTACTACCTTGCGTGGGTAAATGGAAATACCGCAAGGCTCGCGCCTACACGTGGCGAGGTCATGCACCCCTACCCAGACAGAGCGAATCCAACCCATGTGATGGCGTTCAAAGACGTCGACCCCGTACATGGGGTGCGTCCTAAATACTTTCGGACAAAGATATTCTCGAATAGTTCGGAAGCCCCCCACCTCGAGCCTTACAGATTAAATCTGGGCAGTCCTCGAAAGTACCCCTTCTTCTCCTATCTAATGTATGAGCCTCTCGTCGAATCCCAGCTCTACTTCCGCTGGTATCTCTTCCAGCAGTTGGTAACTGAATGGGCATTCAATATCCTGCCGCCTCAAGCGGACACATCCTTGGGCATACAGGCTGAACGCCGCGCCCTCAAAGCAAGTAAACCAAAATAAACGACAATGGCTACAATAGCAATCCCTTGTGAACCTCGCGTCCTCATCAACGGCGCGAACATTGCACAGAACCTCATTGACAGCGTTGCGGCTTCCAGCCGTGGCGACCACGATGTTTGGCTCCTGCTCCCTTACCGGGCCAAGGCCGCCGCTGAACCCATGATTAAAATCTTGAAGAATCAGTTCCGGGACCTTCGCACGATTGAGTTGCTGACCCCTGTCACGGGTAGCTACGCACTCGTTACTCATCTCTTCGCCCGACTGCAACAGGCTCTGGCTTACGAGAACGCGCCGGACGAACGAGCTATTATTTGGGTATCCGAACGCGGCAATGAAAAGTTTAAACCCGGCGCGATTGATACGCTGGATGCAACGTTCTATCGCAAGAAGGCTCCGGTTATTGCGGGTAAATACTTCACCGTTCCCGCTACCGAAAGTTCCTACGAATCCCGCACCGTGGACGGAACCTTCGTCATGTCCAGCCAGCTGGCGAAACTCTATCCCCAGCGAGTTCCCTACGTCACCATCTCCCAGCATTTCCGTCTCTTCCTTGACAAGGTGCTGACCGAGAAGTGCTTCAACGTGGAGAACTGGGACGACCTCATCACCGTCGGTGAAATCCCCGACGCGGACAACTTTAAGCTTCCCCAAGTTCTTGGCGAAGTCACGGTGACGACCCCTGCCGAGGTATCTATCGCCAGCATCAAAGCGGAATCTATCAATATGATGGGGCAGTCCGAGCAAGTAGGTGGAGCAACTAAAGCCCGCGAGGATTTAAGTGAAGCAGAAGACTTGACACCCAGCGCGAAAGTTGTTACACCTGCACCTGTGAAGCCCAAGACCAAGAAAGCCATGAAGGCCGATGCGGTTGAGGGTAAAGACGAAATTGACAAATAGATATGCCGAAACCCGACGCAAATGCTCCCGTAGGTCCGGGGGTTATTGGCGTGGTTGACGAGAACGGAACCCTTCTCAAGCGAAGGGTTCCGACCGCCGACCAAGCCCGCGCCATGCTCTACTTCTGTCTCACCGCTGACCAGCTATCCATGCAAGCGAGGACAGAGGCACAGGCAGAGCTGGACGGACAACGCCCGTATGACCCAATGGCCCTTTCCGCAGTTGGTCAGAATTATCGAACCAACTACAACTTCCGCACGATGCGGATTGTTCGTGAAAAGGTGGCGGCTAGCCTCCGCGAAGTGTGGGATAACCCCGAACTTGTTTCGGTGCAGACCACCTTCGGAGATAACGCCCGTCGCCCCATTTATTCAGACATCCTTTCCACCGAGGTGACGAAGATGGTCAAGTCCATGCCGGGATTCACTTCCATCATGACAGACCTTCTTCACAACTTCTCATTCCACGGCTTCGGCCTTGCCTACTTTGAGGACCCTGACACTTGGTACTTCAAGGCGGGTAGTCTGAACGAGTTCGCGTTCGAACGCAAGGTTAAGCCGGACAGTAGCACCCTTGAGGTTGTGTTTGCTACTCGTACCCTTCGTGCCCATGAACTCTACGATTTCATTCGTGACCCGCAGACCGCAAGGGAAGCGGGCTGGGATGTGGAAGAGGTCATGAAGGTGTTGAAGACCTGTAGCTACAACCAGACGGTACAGCCCCAGCGCATTTCTTGGGAGACCGAGAAGATGCTCAAAAACGGAGACTACACCCTGACCGACGTAATTGGAACCAGTATTCCGATTGCCCACATGTGGGTTCGCGAATTCAACGGTACGGTTACTCACTCCATCTTCTTCGTCAACGGAAGCGGCGGCAATGGTCAGGATGTGAAGCGTGACCAGAACCGCGATGTAGATGACACCAAGTTCCTCTACACCAAGGAAGGAGCCTACAACTCTATGGAAGAAGCGTTCGTCCTCTTCCCGCTGGGCAGTAGCACCAACGGCGACATCCATGCTCTCCGCGGATATGGGAATGACCTCCTGCCCCACACTCGTGTCATTGACAAGTTGATGAACCAAGCGACGGACGCGGCGTTCCTCGGCATGGCGTTAAACGTCTCTGCCACCAATGAAACCTCCCGTCTCTCCGCAATGGTGAACCCGATGGGGGCCTATACCATTTTGGACCCGTCAACACAAGTGGTTCCTAATCCCGTGCCGAATCTGCAACAGGTTGCCGGAACTCCCCTCGCATTCTTGCAGAACCAAATCCGGGAACGCTTGGGCGAGATTGACGTGAATGCTGATGGAGGCATGGGCCGCACCCAGCTGGAAGCTGAAATCCGTATGGGCAATGCGAGCAAGGTCAGCAATAACATCATGGATATGCTCTTGGAGCACATGACCATCCTTCTCCGTGAAATCGTTCGCCGTATCATCCGCAAGGACTACGATGAAGGGATTGGCGGGTTTAAGGAACGTGAACGCATGCTCCAACGTCTGGACGAAGCAGGTGTGCCAAGGGATGCCTTCTTCGCTATCGACCTTGACAGCGTTACCGCCCTCCCGCCTATCGGTGCGGGCAGTAAGGTTCGCCGCACGATGGCTCTCCGTCAGTGTCTCAACTACATGCAGTTCATGCCACGAGCTGGGCAGGAACGTCTCATCCGCATGGCCATTGCCAACGAAACGAATGGACGCACCGCGCAGTTGTTCATGCCGTTGAAGGATGACCCCAACCCGTCCGAAACCGTGGCCGCCTCTATCGCATCCATCCAGAACAACCAGCTCATGGCAGGTCAGGAAGTTCCGGTTATGCCGAACGAGGACCACAGGACGCACGCGGAAGTGCATGCCAACTTCATCATGTCCATGCTACCGGACGCACAGCTGGAACCCGAAGAGATGGCCCAGCTAGCTCAACCTCTACAGCTTCTGGTCGCCCAGTTGGCAGGACACATGGACTATTTGCAGGCCGCCAAGGAAGTTGTCCCCGAATTTGAACAGTACGAGAAACTGGTCAAGAGGTGCAACGAGGTTATTACCAACGGCATGCGGGCCTTGGAAGCGATGCAACAGAACGAAGAAGCGGCTCCTCAAGAAGGACCTACTCCTGAACAGATGAAAGCCGAAGCCGAAATTGAATTGAAGCGCATGAAGACGGAAGCTGAAATCCAGTTGGCTAAGGAAAAGCAGGATGCCGAGATTACTCGTAACGCCGTAGAAGCCAATGCTAAAGCGGCTCAATCGCTAGGAGGTGCACGATGAAGGCAGTTCCTACCTACACTGTCGAAGGGTTCAAAAGCAACAAGGCGGCGACTGGCCGCCTTGCTGAACTCCTGCATGACCCGGTAATGGAAGAAGCTCTCTGCATTGTTCAGTCGAAACTCAATGCGACCTTACAGCCCACAATGGAAGCCGCCGCATTAAACGGGGCTTTCGCGGCTGGGGCTAAATCCGTTATCGCCGCTCTCTTCAATCTGGCCGAAGAGAATGAAGAAACCGAATCCCCGGTAACTATGATGAATCATCCCATGACCGAGCGTAACGCTTGGATTAACTCACTTTCGCCAAACAAGTAATACATAGATGGATAATGTAAATATTCCCGCAGTAGCGGAGGGCATCATAGATGGTGCTATTCACAACGACATACATAACATTTTCGAACAGACCCTGTTCGCCCCGGATTCCACGGATTCCACTCAACCCTCCAATCCCGCTAACCCCACGGCTCCCATTGAATCCCCGGATGGTACGGTAGTCATGCCAGATGCTGGCCCCCGCATCGCGGATGATGAAGTAGTCAATACCACGGGAACCCCGGTTCCCCCGGATGACACGGAATCCGAGGAAACCGAGGAAGAACAGAACGAAGAGGAAGAAAACGAAGAGGAAGAAAACGAAGAGGAAGAAAACGAAGAAGGGAAGAAGGAAGAAAAGAAAGATGATGGGCCGAAGGAACAACGGGCCAGCAAGGCGGCGAGCAAGGCATTCGCTGAAATGCGCGTCCAGTTGAGAGGCGCGAAGAAAGAAATCGCGGACTTGAAGGCCAAGCTGGAAGAAGCGGGTAAGTCCACGTCAAGCAATGAAGAGCTTGAATCTCTGCGCGAGATTGTACGCGGCTATGCCTTCACCGCAACCGAAGAATACAAGACCAATGTAACTGCCCCGTACAATAAGGCTAACGCCAAACTTGCGGAGATTGCCCGCGCCTCTGGTGCATCTCTGGACATGGACAAGCTGAATGAAGTTGCCCTTAATCCCGACCTCGACGAGTACGACCGGGAAGAAGCGTATGAGGCCATTGGGAAGGAACTGGGCATTAGCGATTCTGCCGTGTTCAAATTTGTCCGCATGGCTAAGGTCCGCGACGCGGCCATTGTCGCCCACGGAAACTATCAGGCCGAAGCCGACAAGTATGTGGAAGAGTTGAAAGCCAGCCGCGGCGGCAAATCCGAAGGTGCAACCTACACCGTCAACCTCGACAACTACACGTTGGAAGCGATGAAGGAACGTGCCAAGGAACTGGGCATGACCACGGAGATTACCGAAGAGAATGTGAAGCATGCCCGCCATCTTGCTCACAAGATAAATAATGGTTCCTTCATGGACGGCGCACTGGCCGAACTCATGGTTAAGGAACTGGCAGATGCTCGCGCGACAATCGAGGCTCTCAACGTGAAGGTGGCCAAACTCCGCAAGGCCCGCCCCTCCGCTAACGAGGGTAGCCCCAAAGCTCCGGAGACCCAGCCACCCGCCGGGCCGACCGCAGTCGGGGACATTATTGGTAGTGCCTTTGGATTATGATAAATAATCCTTGACATACTGGTAATTTTATGACAAGAATGGGGCATCAAATGCGGTGTCCCATTCTTGCTTTCCCGCGAGCAAACCAAAACAAACCTTTATGCAGGTGTGAAAATTCTTGGTCCTGACCCTGCCATGACCGCGTAAGACCCCAAAACAAAATCTTCCAAAGAGAACTAGGCGTTGCAAATTAAACCAAATTTAATTTACAAATGGCTACTTCTCCTAACGATATTCAGGCCCAAGAATTGAAGCTGGTCACGATGACCAACCTTCTTAACGCCAACATGTTCAGCACCTTTGCTCGTACTTCTCCGTGGAACTCCCAGATGATTATGACGGGAGAATGGACTGACGGTGTTGGTGATTCCGGGCGCATCGCAACCTTCGGTGCTACGGACCCCCGTGCCGAATGGATGAACATTAACCTCGCTTCTACCTCCAACCAGATTCCGATTACGGTAAATGATACTGGGGCTACGGAATACTCCTACAGCCGCTTCATCACGAGGCTTTCCTCCCAGAAACTGGACGTACTCCGTATGCGTCAGTCTTGGCAGGCTAAGCAACAGGCCGAGAATGCGGTGAAGCAGTTGGTCCGTGCCGTCGGTAATACTTGGTCTCGCTTCTACCGTCAGAGCTACATCAACATCGCCAGCTACAAACTCATCCCCACGAAGGCGGGTGTTGTTGGTCTCGATGTCGTGAGCAACGATATTAACTCCATGCCGGAAGTTAAGCCCGAAGCCGCTCTGAACGACGACCTGATGAACCAAGCTTGGCAGTTGCTCATCAATGAAGGTGCTGGCGAATCTGCCGCTCTGATGGACCAAGGTTCCCCCGTCTTCTTGGCTTACACGTCTAAGGACACCGTGGACTTCATCCTGCGTCACAACGAAGTTATCCGCAAGGACTGGAACTTCGCAGAGGCCGCGGAAGGCAAGGATGCTACCCTCCTGCGTCAGCTGGGCGTGAAGTGGACGTACAAGGGCTTTACCTACATCGTGGACAACATGAACCCCCGCTACACCTTCGACGACACCAAGCCGACTGGTCAGAAGTGGGTGGAAGTTCCCCAGTATATCAAGGTGGAAACGACTGTTGGTAATCGCTATGTGCCGAACCCCGCGTACATGAACGCCCCCTACGAAGATACGATTATCTTTGTGAAGGACGTGTACAAGTCCCTCGTTCCTCGTCCGGTGTCTGCCTACGGTCAGGCCAAGTGGGACCCCGTGACTTACGCTGGTGAGCTGGTTTGGGTGAACAACAAGGACAACGGCGATAACTACATGGGTACGCAGGGCATGTTCATCGCGACGCTTTCTGCCGCTCCGATGCCTGTCTTCCCGCGTCACGGTGTAGTCATCCGACACATTCGCACGACCGCTGGCCGCGAACTCGTTGGTGCTGACGGCAAGCCCGTTGGCTCTCTGGTAAGTACCCCCGCGGCAGTGCCGGGCCTCTAATCCTAAACCTATAACTCTCAAACCGAGGCGGGCGGGATGAACCCGCTCGCCTCAATTTTTTATCTGCATGAAGATTACGTATGACCCTGAAAAATTTGGAGACCTTAAACCGGGGGATGATGTTCAGCTCATGGGAGTTGGCGTTGTTTCAGATGACGGCAAATCTATTGAGATTGTTTCTATCGAGGACCAAGAAATAGGTGACGATGATAGCGACGACGATAACTCCGAAGAAGAAGAAACCGAATCTCCCAAACAGGAAACCGAAACCGAAGAAGCCGAAGAACTGGCAGAAGGAGCCGACATTGGTTCTATTATCGCCTCTGGCTTTGGAGCATAACCTTTTAACTAAAACTCTTAACGAAGAATTATGGCAATAGAAAATCTTCCCATCCCCGCAGAGAATGCAACTATCGCTCGCGGGCAAATCTATCAGCTTACCGGACTGACCGAGGCTACTCGGTATAAGTTTATTGTCACGTCTACCAAGTGCCCGCATGTGGTCATCGCGAAAGATGAAGCGTTGGAGCAGGTGGAAGCCGAAGGGTATCTTTCTGGCCGTGCTTTCTACTTCGTGACGGAAGGTGGTCAGACTAACGCTTACCTCCGCATCGATGCCCTTGAGGGCGCGGAGATTACCTTGACTATGAAGGCTGACCAAATTCCGGCTCCTGAAGAAGCAACTCTTCCCGCAGACTTATCACCTGACAAGTGGTATAGTATCGGTGATTTAGTCGCAGATACGGGGTACGAATTGAAAGTAAGTGCGGAAGCCCCTGTAACCGTATTTGTCAAGACGGGAGATACCATTGCAGACGCAATAGAAGAACCTCCGTTTGTAACTGCCGCAGGGACCACTCGTTTCACTTCCACTGGTACGAAAGCGTGGGTGTACGTAGATGGAGCAGTAAAGGCTAACGTTGACATCGTAGCCGCGCAGGGGATTGAGGGTCTTACCGCTCCCCAGCTTACGACCCTTTCGGACACCGTTTCCGACGTAGCTCTTGTAGGTCCTACCCCTGCCGGATATTACCGCGTGGACTTCGTGACCGAAGCCGCCGCATCTGAATTCCAATACGATGGCAACATCACTATCCAGAACCAGAACGTAGTCCTTACCAACGTAGTTGGGGAAGCAGGGGCGCAAGGTCTTCTTCCTCTCGAGGCCGCGCAGGGTATTGTGACTGGTAAGAACCTTCGAGGAACTCTTATCTTTTCACAGGGGACTGCTCTTGGTGCGGGACAGCGAGCCGCCGTTGCCTCGTTCCAGATTCCTACGGGCGGTGATGCCGGGACCTTTAAAGGGACTGCGGTGATTACCTTCGTTGGAAATATCGCATAACCAACAATTAAACCTTGACGGGGCTGAACTCATGAGCTAAACTTCTATGGGTTCAGCCCCAAATTTTTACTATCATGGCACGTAAACGTTCTTCTGAAATCCAAATTGAAAATTACGTCAACGGTTCTCCTATTACACCGGGCGTAACCTATAAGCTGGGCGATGCCGACACGCACACCGCGTGGCTTCTTGCTTCCAGTTCTCCCTGTCTCTTCAAGCTTTCCGCTACCGCTCCTACTGACGAACTGTGGTCCAACATTACGCCGGAAGAGTTCATCATCAACGGTTCGGTCGCGGGACAGGTGATTGAGATTGCATCTCCCGACGGTAAGTACTTCGTCGTCCCCACTAACGCGCAGGACAAGAACGCCTCCGTCGAAAGTGCACACGCGACGATTGCACTTCACCCGCTGGGGTTCGACTACGACCAAGAGTATCAGGCCCTTCCGCTGGACGGTGATGGTCCTGTCTCCGAAGGTTTCTACAAAATCTCCAACCTCGAAAGTGGTAAGCTCTATTCTATCAATGTGCATCCTGACTTGGGCGGCTTGATGGAAACGAAGCCTAATCCGGAATTCAGCTATGCGCTCTTTAGCGTAGGAGCCGACAACAATCCTAAGGCATTCCTCGCTGGTGGTAAGACTACTGACCAGCTGGTCTTTGTGGCAACTGAAACTTCTGCAATTCTTTCTCTCGGCAGTACGATTGAAGAAGCGGGCTACTTTGTCTCCATCAGAAATTTTAGTTTAGGCTCCGGTGAGGGTGGCGGTTCTGGCACTGGCTTTGACCCAGCTAGTGACCAGACAATCTCCGGGGCATGGAGTTTCACCAACACGGCGGGATTGGTTCTCGGAAACGAAGTTCCTTTAGTTCTCGGACAAGGGGATGACGCGGTGAAAATCCACGGCGATGGTAACGGAGCCGCAGTCATTGAGGGGACGAACGCTTCCCACATGGACGTTGCGATTCCTGTCAAGTTCCAAGGCTCTACCACTTTCGATGACAGCGTTTCCTTCGTCGCCGCTACTGGCGAGAAGATGAAGTGCATCCTCTTCGGCAAGGAGAGCGGTCCTACCCGTTGCATACTCTACGAAGAATCCAACGGTTACCTCTCCATAACTGACCCCGATAACATCAATGATAGGTCAATGGCCTTTGATGGGGCTGGGAACCTTTGGTTCCACAAACAGGAAAACCACCACGGTCCCGCTTTTTTCTATGCCGATGTCCGTCTTGGTGGCTTTACTAACGTGACCGGGACTTTTACATTCAGCAAAACCCCCAATGCCAACGCCGGGATTAACATCCCTCTGGCCGCAGGTGCACCGACGAATACGGGCGCGGTCAACCGCTTTTATGCGTTAGGATTGGCTGGCGAGACGAACATCCTGACCACTAATGCTTTCCTCAATACGGCGACCATTACCAAGACAGGGACTTCGACGGTGACCCAAACAGTTCCCTACCATGTGGCTAGGATTAAGATTCCACCGAGTACTCATTCGACCATTCAGGCGGACTTTGTAGTAGTTAATTCCCGCTGGAATTATTCCAGTTTCGCAGGGTTCTCTTTCGTTTGGCGTGCTACTGGTGCGGCAAAGTTGACCTTTGGTATTGGCCGTGGCGCGAAGACGGTTCGTCCCGACCTTTCCATAGATTCTTACAGTATTATCCCGGCAAACGATTTGGCCTACAATCACGGCGAAATTCTGGATATTACTTTTGATAACGTCAGAGATACCCAGCGCAACGGTTATACGGTGCGGGTGCGTGAGATTTACGCACTCGATTCCACGGCGGGCTGGCAGGTGAAAACCACCACCAGCTTCATCCCGGCCAGTCACAACGAACCCGTCCCTTGGACGATTGCCAAGGTTATTTACCAGCAGAACGCTTCGGCCAATATTGCCTCGTATGATAATCTAGGTGCACTCTGGCTCATGCTCACCGGGGGTCAGGCGAATAATCTGTATAAAATTGCCACATGCCGCGGCGTCTCCACTTTTGAGACAGACTCCGGCATTATCAGCTGGGTAACTGATGTGGTGAATAATTCGACTGGTGACACTTACATCAATGCAGGTGACGGAGAGCACACCTATTACCAGCCGGGAGGCACGAACCCGGTCTTTTACGCATTGGAAGCAATGGCCGTCGATGCCATTGAATCCGAGGAAGCCACGGATTTTGTGGATATTAACAACCCTATTGAACAGGCATGAACAACGCAGAAATACAAATACAGTTCCCGAAACCCGGTGACTGGACCAAGCTCATTATGAGTGTAATCTACGCGGACGCACTGGGCTTTACGCACATTGACCAGTACAGTGAGACCACGTTGCCGAAGGAGCAGATACCTGCAATGGTTAAGGCTATCGAGGCCATTGCCGCTCTTGACGAACAGTGGCAAGCGTGCCAAGTTTGGGCACGATTGGGAGATATTCCATCCCCTTCCAACCCGACGGACAATGTGCCCGCAGTCCTTCTGACTGTCGAGGCTACCGGGGATTCCGGGGGTACAAAAATATTTACCCCTGACCAATATCCCCAGTTCGTACTCACCGATAGTGGTACACTATCCTTCTTTAACTTCTTCACAAAAGGATGATAATCATGAGCTTACTCGAACTTCTTGACTTACTTGGCTGGAAGCGCAAGTAGCACATCGCCCCGGAGGCTAACCCCCTCCGGGGATTTTTATTAAAATAATTTCTTGACAAATAATAAAATTATTATATGGTGGTGGCATGTCCAAGACATCAAACACCAAACAGATAACCAAGATTGTTATTGACGAGGCCAATGGCTTGACACACGTTTATATGTCAGACCTTAGCCCGAAGATAGTTAAAGCCAATACCTCGGCCCCAACGAACATTCCTACCAAGAGCGAATTCTCTTTTCGCGATGAATCCGTAGAATCGCAAGCAGTAGTTGAGAAGGCCTTTGATGAGGCATTCCCAGAGGAAGATGGACATCCTCAACTGTTCTGTCCTATCTGCGGTGGTCTATTGAGAGAAGCACGTCGCGGCAACTACGTGTTCGTAGAGTGTATGAGTTGCGAATTAGCGGTGCTGGGAGATGATAGTGACGATTATGAAGAGGCGAAGGAAAAGGCATGGCTTACCGCCCGCCAGTTTATTGAAGAACTCCCTCCGGTTCTGCGTCTTCAACCCGGTGCTGAAATCCAGTACTACGACGGCATGTTCCATAGGCATACCGGAATCGTTGCAGGAAGAACCCGCGTCTCCATGCACATCCTGTTGAAGGATGGGCGAAGCATTGACCCCGGCAGGATAGTTGAATGGCCGTGGGGAATGGAGCAAGCCGAGTAACCAAGAAGGAGAACAATCATGAACGCATTGCATCTATCAACCACACAATACTTCGCGCTTGCGGGCCTTTTCGCGCTTACGGGTGTAGCTTTCCGTGGGCTCGGCGGCACGGCTCTTACCGCGATGGCCAAGAGGCTGAAAGCTCACTTGAAGCTCATTGGTATTGAGACCAATAGCTACCGGACGAGGGGAAGCCAATACACGGTGTACGAGCACGAGAAAATGGAAAATATGTACAACCATATCTTCAATACCTCGGTTCAGTGGGTTATCTTTGGGCTAATCGGACTAACTGTAAGTATCATTGCCGAGTGCCTCTTCACTCTTCCCGCACCTCCGCTTTATGTCCTCTCTCTTATCTCCGCATGGATTGCCGCATGGTATCTCTTTATTGTTGTATCTAACTACATAACCACAGGAGTTTTCATGTGGATGACCCGCTATCGACTTTATCGTCAATACCCAAACATTAAATTCTAATCATGACGAACGAAGTAAAACTCGGAATGATTGTCCGCGTCAACGGCGGCCCTTGCGGTCGCGTCGTGGAAATCGACAACGAACGTTCTTCCTACCCGTACAAGGTACGCTATTCGGGAGGATTAGCGGAGTGGGCCTCTGCTAACCAGATGGAAGAAATTCTAGATGCGCCAGAAGAATCTGTCCGCGCTGGTTGCACTAACGCCGCCAAACCCCGGCGACCGTTCAAGAGAGGGGATAGGGTACAATTCGTTCCTCGTGGCTGGGTAAGCTACGATGAAGAGCCTATGCCCTATCAGGAGTACGCGGTTTACGATGATGAAGACAGCGACGGCTGGGTAGCTATCGATGGAGTGACCGTCAACTACTTCAACACCGTTATGTTCTTTGACCTCAAACTAATCGATTAACCTCCATGATTGCCTACCTCTTATTCATTATCTTCATCGTATGTCCCATGAGCATCGCCGCTCTCGGAATGGTCCTCGCGTATTACGCTGGGCTAAGGGCAGGTATGAAGCAGAAGGAGGAAGGAGTATGACACTCTTCCTCAATTTAATCCTTGCATTCTGTATCATAACGAGTACATCTATCCTCGTAAGAATTCTATTCTTATTCCTACTAAATCCCAGCAAATACATTCACCATGACCACAACGATATTTGTTGATATTACTGACATCCTCGCATGGGGTGCTATTGCTCTGTGCGCACTCGCCCTATTCACCCTGTGGGTAATCGAAACCATTAAGAAGCATATCAAAAGAATATGAACGACGAACCAAATTGTTGGACCTGCGCATACCGTGACCTCCCCGAAACCGCGGAACCCTGTGCATCCTGTGACATGTACTTTAGCCACTTTGAATCCACGGAACCCACGGAATCCACGGAACCCACGGCAAGCGAGGATGCACGGAGGTGCTCCCTCTGCAAATTCCGTGATGTCCCGATAGTGCAATCCCCCTGCCAGAGGTGTGCTCTCACTCCCGGACTTCCCTGCTACACCTTCGATACCAACAAGTTGGTAGAGGTGGAGATGATGACGCGGGAAGAAGCAAAGCAGATGGAAGCTGAAATGTTGAGGCGGACCTGTGACACATGTAGGCATAGGGGAGATTCCGTTGAAGAGGAACCAGCAGAGGATAAGGAAGAAACCATCATGAACCCCACCTGCATGACATGTAATCATAAGGGGGTATCTATCGAAGAGGAACCCTGCATCTCCTGCAACGGCTATCAGAATTATACCCCAGATGAATCTGCGCGGAGGAAGCGGGAAGAAGAATTGTTGAAGCGGACCTGCGACCACTGCAAGCATAAGGGAGATTCCGTCGAAGAGGAACCCTGCGCCAGTTGCGATTGGTATGATAACTACACTCCCGACGAGGCAACCCCATGTGCCGAAGGTACGGACGAGAACGATGATGTCATCGAACCGTGCAATACTTGCACTCACCGGGATAACCTCCGTTGCAATCCTCCATGCTCTCATTGCCGACAGGAGCGGGGAATTGAGTACCCGGAATATGAAGAAGCGGAAGAGGATGAAGAGGATGTCCCCTCCCCCTGCTCCACATGCAAGTACGGGGACTTGCCCGGAACCGTGGAACCCTGTGCTTCCTGTTTCGACGAGGGGCTGGACCATCCCCTGAACTACGAGGAAGCCACGGATTCCGGGGACGAAGGAATTGTGCTGAAGCACATTGTGCCGAAGCACATTGTTGATATGTTTGCCGAAAGAGTGAAGCAAGCGGCCCTCCGGTTCGTGAACGAATGCAATGCCTATCCCCGTCCCTGCCCGTACTGTGGAGAAATCCCGGAGGTCGTGGAGGAAACCATCTACCCCGGAGAGGAACATTGCTATGTTGTCTGCAACGGGGCCAAGCACCTTCCCCATAGCATCAGCGTTCATGGTCGCTTCCGTGAAGAAGCGGTAGCCCACTGGAATAGCTTCGCAATAGATATAATCAGCCAAAGAAAATGAACAACCACTGGATAACCATTAGCGGGGGAGGATTCGTCCTCCCCATTAACTCAATACTAATCGCGGAGGGAGACCTCGCCGCATAACATTTCATCTCATGAACCTTCCATACATTGGACAAATTAAACAACTGCGTAACTTCCTTCTTGGAGAGAAACTCATGTCCCCGGCTCTCCTTGCTATCCTCTCGGACACAGAGCTTATCGACAAGCTCATCGCGGATGGATTCTCCTTCGTCGTACCATATAACGGTGGATATACGACCGCGGATGAAATTCTCCTAATTCCCAATGACGCATTGAACCATGCAACGAAACTCTCACGCTAAACGTATGTACACACTAATCGGATTCCTTCTCGGTATTCTCTTCTACTACATCATCGAGAACAATAACGACAACGACTTTACCCCTGCATGAAGAAGAACAGTAGAGGACTAATCGTCCATCCCGGATTGAAACATCCACGGAGGCCACGGCATAGTACTCCCCCGGTAAAGAACATACCGAAGGGCTACCTTGCCACCGGGGAGATTGCCGATAAAATCGGGAGAAGCTCCGTATGGGTAATTCACGCCCTGAACCGTTTGAAGGTCAAACACGTTCGTTGTGGGCATACCATGTACTGGGAAGGGGAAGGAGCCAATGACTATATTCAGATGCAGGTCAAAGGCCTATATGACAATATCCCGGAAGGGTACGTTGATGTAGCTACCGCATTGGAATCTACGGGCTTGAAGTCTCCGGCGTATCTGACCACCCTATTCAAGCGGGGCAAGGTTCAACGTGTACGGTATCGTGACGACAGCGACCCTCGCGGGCGTAGGACACGATTTGCGTACAACATAGTTGACTTGTTGTCCCATTTAGGTTTAGATAGCTCTGACGTATGAGAACGACATACTCCACAACCAGAACAGTGCAGAAGGGCCAGAGCAATCAGCGAGCCTTGCTCGGCCTCCTTCTGAATATTGACCTTCTTGACCCTTCGCTCCCTCTCGACTATGTTCGGGTTCTTCTGTACATGCACGCCAATGGCTTCGAGCAGAAACATGAGAATCCGACAATTAGCAGGGATGCTCGCATCCCCATATCTTCTCTTTACTCTATCCTGCGCAAGCTGGAAGAAAAAGGGTATATTGAATACGAGGGAGTGAGGGGGTCGAGGAGGCAGACTAAAAGTAAACTAACTCCGAAAGGTATCACTTTCTGTCGTGACATCTTCCGGCCACAAACAATCTAATCAACGACATGGAAACGAATAATCTCAATGAACAGGCAGAAGTCGCGGCCAAGCTCTATAGCATGGCCGAACTTCCAACCCCGTGGGACCAGCTCACCGCGGTAAAGAAAAAGCCCTACATGAACATGGCGGGCAAACTAATCAAGGGAGAGGCTGACATCTTTGCCCAGCTGACGGCGAAGTACTGTGTCCAGCTTGGCGTACCCGGCAAGTACAAGACTATCATCTCCGGGATTATTAGTGCCGCCCTTGGAGCTTTAGCCATGTTTGGAGCGTTGGGGCAGAGTAGTTGCACCTACGCGGATGTGAGTAAGGACCGCGCAGTTATCTGCAATGGAGAATCCTGTGTAATCGTTAGCCCCGGAAGGTTGACCTTTACGCAGGAACAGCCCAAGACGGATGCAGGTCCGGTAGTAATCCCCTCCAAAGAATACTGCAAATAAAACTATGGCCGAAGAGTACAGCGAGATTCCACAAGCTCCTGACCTCTTTAATCATCCCGTACCCTCGGTTCCCGTGGGTACGGAGATGTTTAATGAGGCCCCGCCGTTTGATTCAATGCCGGACCCGATTGCCCCTGTCTATGGGGATAGTGATGTAGGGACGTTCCATACCCCGGTATATAATGATGACCCCCTCATGCGCAACCGGGAAGAGAGCATGTTCGCCATTGTGTATGACCCAGAGGATTCCGGGCCTAACGCAAAGGTCATGTACACCTGCGGTGTTGTCATTGATGATAATGAGGTGCATGAAATTGGAGGTGCGCCGGGGACGTTGAAGGCAGTGGATAGTAAAGAGAAGGCCCCATTAGATGATGACATCATCTGGTATGTCAATGTTAAATCCGACCGCAAGTCCTCCACCGTGTCTAGTAAGAAAGACACCAGCGCGGACTTCTCCGTCCCCATTGCGAGGACGAGCAAGGGCAGGAACGGATATATCCAGCAACTTCACCGTGGTGCTATCTTCATTGGAGGCGGCGGCGGTGGCGGCAAGTTCCCATACAAGGTCACGACGACTAAGGAGCAGGACGCAAACAAGAACTGGCATACCTACGCAGTTATCGAGCCGGGCGGTTTCCGTGATACCGAACGGAAGAAGGTGGAGATTGACGGGTTCAAAGACGGGGCGGCTAAGAAGGAAATCGTAACCGACGGTGAACTTCCCGTACTCCTTGAATGGGAATACACTTGGCCCGCCAATACCGTGACGAACGCCAAGCTGGTTGTTGATGATAAGCCGTGGGATGGTAAGGAGGTAATCACTCCGATTGAGAGTGCCGAGGGAACGGGTAAGAGCAAGTGCGCGATTGCCATCCTGACGGTAACGCGAAACCCGCAGGACAATAGTCTTGACGCAACCGTGAAATCCCAGCTGGTCAATACTGGACTGGCCGCCGTCTGGTACAGCGGATATGTTGATGGCGTTAGCGGACGTGTTGGGCAATATGCAGAAGTAAGTACCGTAGCACCATGAAGTCTCACCTCTTACTCCCCACGAACTCGTCGAAGGATATTTCGGTTTTAATGAGGAAGAATAATCCTGACTACACTGAACAATATAAAAGTAGTTTGTGGTATGGAACCCAAGGACCCACGGTTTCCGGGCTTCCTGTACCTCTAGGTCGAGCCGTAGCTATTTCACCAAACGCAACGCATAAACCGGGGATTAAGTGCAAGAACCTTGTGGACGCGTGGAAAGTCTTCAACACATTGAAAGGATTTAATTCCATCGCGCTTCCGGCGAAGTTGCCTAGTCAGAATGGCATTCCCGGAGGCGTCGATGCTCGTACTCAATATCGAGTATACGAGCCAGCACTTTGGTTCGCATGGCAGGGAGTGCCGGAAGGAACTGAAATTACTCCACATGAAGTCACATTGCAGGAAGCCCGTGATTGGCCCTACTATGACGACGGCTGGCTATACCAAAACAGTACATACGGACCACATTATGGAAGCGGATTTATGGATAATATGTGGTATATTGAATCAGAAAGTGGAGCAGTTTATCTGGATGTAAGTATCGACTTAAGCTTCAAGTATGAGAGAAAAACATCCTCTGGTGTATGGCAGACCTTTTCGATACTTGCCTATGTAGGCTACCCCATTAAATATTGGGCGAATGGGAATAAGGCTTCCATGCGAACAGTCACATGGAGCACCACGATAGGTGGAGTAGAAGTTGACTGCCTTGGAAGTTATTACTGTTGGACCCCCTACGTTGCCGCTCCCGAAATCTCCCAAATGAATCAATGGTTTAAGGGATTACAGTTCACGACACTTTGATATAGCAGTACAACTGGCTTATCGATTTCGTACATCGAAATGTCAGGACGTTAAACTCCCACGGAACCCACGGAACCCACGGCCTAATGGTCACAATGGGTTCCGTGGGTTCCTCTTTGTGTCATACCAATTAAAAATTTCTTGACCAGAATCTTCTTCTGTGTATGATGGCGGGCATGGACAACAACATCCATTACATCATTAGCGCGTATAACCCCTCCCTTCATTGGCCGGAGAGGGAATCAAACCTAATCCATTACACGGTCAATTATCTTAAATCTCTGAACATTCCCGGCGAGCACATTACCGTCATGTCCGAGGACCTTGGCGTTCTTTCATGGGCCAAAGCGGAAGAGATGAACGTTGCCCGCGTCCCTGACGCACCCGATGAAGCCATCCTCTCCATCGCCGCAGAGCATGCGGGAATGGACATCATGGTGCTCGATACTCAATGCCCGGTGCGCGAAGCGGACCTTCTCGACGTTATGGCTAGCCAGATAGCTACCGAGAAGGATGTCATCTTCATCTCCGCATACATGGGAATGAAGCGGACGAACGTCGAAGACTGCCCTGCATGGACCAGCATAGTTGACGGTAGTGTGTGGGGGTTCCGGCACGATAGCGACCTGAAAGCCATTAAGAAAATGAGAAGTATCTATTATGTCTATCATGACGCGTTCGCCGGACACTTCGGAGTGAGCCTCGACTACCAATACGACAAGGAGGTTCTCGACATCGCCGTGAAACGCGGCTGGGAAAAGAGCGCAAGCACCGCTCCATGCTCTTCGGATTATCCGCGCCGCGTGCAGATTATAGTTGACAAACCCAAACACAATATCTAATCTTCATTCACACCATGAACACGAACCAATTATATTTTGACGGAAGCCTTGGACAGTTCATTCGCAAGGCGAACTATGAACAGGTAAGCGTAAATCCCACGTTGGAAGTTCAGCATGGAATGTCCTCTCTCATCCTCCCTCTCGGTGCAGGATTTAAGGGAGACCTCTGGTTTAATTTCTCCCATGCCTCTGCTCTTCTTGGCAACGTCTCCCTGTCATACCCCTTTACATGGAAGATTCAGTTAGCCCCGCTCAACGCCGGAGCCTTGCCTGTATGGAAGACAGTCGCGTCTGGCATGACGTCCCCGGAGAAACCCGGAGGCACTGCTGACACCATTATCCTTCCGACCGATATATTTGAATTAGACCCTGCCGAATACCCTATCGGGACCTACTGGATGACTGTTGAGTTCTCCGATACGGTTAACTGGACCCGCACCTTCCCCTTCACTCTTCAAATCATCTAACCATGCAACTTGATTTATCCCACATCCTGCAACTCTACCCCGTATTGAAGGTCCTTCATTACCAGACAAGTAGTGGATTCCATCATGAACGATACGATGATGCGGTAGAAGAATTGGGCGGCATTGCCGACAGTTTCATTGAAACCTATCTCGGACTACATGGCCGCGACTGGATGGTAAAGCCCATGTTGGTGCGTCCCGTGTTGCCTGATACTTCTACTAATTGCATTATCCTGTACAGAAATGTCATCCTACATGACATCGTTCCCTACCTCTACACCATTGCCGGGAATGAACCCGCGCTAAGGAAACTGGCCGAAGACTTCGAGCAGGAAGCTCAAAAGATTTACGGACTACTGAACAATTACATCTAATAGAACCCATGCCTACAACAACTCGCGTCCGAGAATTTTTCCTCTGCTCCGACGGCCCGGAGAGCAACCCCGAAGTAATAGCCACGGTACTTCCACGGCTTGACGGGGTTTGCTCCCGCGCCCGGTCCTTGACATGGGGTGTTATTGCCTATTCCCTCTCTCACTTCAACCTGCCCTTCGGTGTTGCCTTGGAGAACATGAGGAACGGTTATTGTGCCCGCGTCGTAGGAACGCCCACTGGGGAGGAAACCGAAGAGGGGGATGAAGCCGCCGACGTTACCCCTTGGTTCATCCTGCAATCCTTTAAGACCGAGAGCGGCGAATGGGACTACCGTTTCATGGCGTTGGAACCAATAGAGGCAGGAGCCGCCATTGATATGAAGAGGGATTATCTCCTGCCTGACGGGTGGTATAAAGTCGGAGAAGAGGTAACTCTTCGCAACGATTTCATCGCCTCCTTCTGTTGGGAGATTGCCATTCCCGGTGACCCCTCAAAAATAGAAACCGCCAATGTATAGACAAATGGAAAAGACAACAATTATTGACTACCCCGAAATGGGGATTATTCAGGTAAAGTATAGAAGAGCAACTCTGGTGGAAGTCTTCTATTGTGATGACAATGGAGACGAGGATAAAGTCCAATAGCTTACCCGAGATAGCGCATTGGAAATAGCCCGTGGCTTTGTTCGTAACCTTTTTGGCTATAACGCAGTCCAAACTACGGATGGCATTAGCCTATTTCCTAAATACACTCCAATTCAAAAATCATGACCAACGATATTAGTATTGTAGATAATAAGAGAGTAGGAATCCTCAAGGTGAAATATGATGGAGATACCTTTGCCATCTTTAACTATTGTCGGGAGGGAGACGAGAAGGAACAGTGTTATCCCACGCGCGAAAGGGCTATAGAAATGGCGAAGATGGTTGCTCGCCATCTCATCCACGCGAATCCCGTTATGACAGAAAGGGGCATTGACCTTTACCCGACAGACTGTACAATCCAAGACGAATAGACCATGAACGATAAAGTAGCTATTTTAGAAGACAAAGGATTTGGATTCTTCCGAGTAACTCACTGTGGAAGTGTCATTGCAGATTTTCTTTACTGCACTGGCTCTGGTGAACAAGGATATATGACACGAGATTCCGCAAAGAAACTGGCAACGAAGATTGCCCGCTACGTAGTTAGCAGAGGGACAGTTTGTACCATCGAGGGAGTAACACTTAACCAAATCCATTTCAACATCGATGAATAACGATTCAGATACCCGTGTTTATGACCTCCCTACTGGCGGAATGTTCCGCGTTAGGCACAGAGGAAGTTGCGTCGCCGTTTTCAACTATTGCGTGGCAGATGAAAGCGGCTTCTTCACCAAGAAGCAAGCTAAGAAACTAGCCATCAAGCTCGCCCGCAAAATTGAGAAGAGCACGGTCATAGAAACAAAGATGGGAATCAAACTTAAAAGGAACAATACTAATGACTGACACTCTAAATATTACCACCGTAGATGACCCCGTTGTCGGATTTTTCCAGGTCATGCTTGAAAACTGTTGCGTTGCCGCCTTTTACTATTGCACGGAAGGCGAGGAAGGACATTTCACCAAGAAGCAAGCCAAGAAGCTGACCGAGAAGCTAGTCCGCAAAATTGAAAATAGTACAACCATCAAAACCAAAAAAGGATTTAAACTTAAAAGGAACAACAATGACCAACGATAAATATCTACTGGAAACCTTCTTAATGGAATATCCGCGAGCAGGAATCATTGCGGTGATTCATCGAAACTACCGTATCGCTATGTTCCCCTATCACAGGAATGAGGATGAGAAGGGACTTCCGACAAGGGACTTCGCCCTCAACATGGCAATCGAACTTCGTGACAAGATTAAGAAATGCACGACGGAAGAATCCGACACGGGGATTACCTTCGTCGAAAAGGAACAACCAATCTTCAATGACTAACAAACGCAGATTCAAAAAGGGAGACCTTGTTCGGTTCATCAACACAGGAAGACATCCCGGGAGATGTCTAGGCCTAGTGGAAGGTTCCCTCATGTATGTTCAAGAGGTTGAGGATAATAACTTCGAAATCCTTGTCAAGGACAGAGACAACGCATGGAGGCGGCTTCCCTTCTATGAGTTTGAGCTAGTGGAAGAGACCGAACACGAAGTCTTCGTCCGATACACACGGGACGAGGCTATCATCCTCTTCAACTATCAGCCCGTTCTCCGCATACCTACCAGATATAAGCTGGGCGACCAAGAGGTCGATATGTGCGAGGAATTAGTGGACTGGGTTAATCAAATCGTTGAGGACCTTAACGAGCATGTCATGTTGCCAGATATAGACAAAACCAAAAACGAAAATGAAAGTAGAACCCGGAAGAGTTAAGGCCCAATTTAAGCGCGGCGACGTTGTTCTTCGGATAGATACGGGGAGATGTGGCATGTGTGGGGATAGCATCCCAACAGGGTCTATCCTCCGGGTAATGTCCGACGAGGATGTTGCTGGTGTCGTTCGTGTCCAATATCCCCAAGCGGATGATGAAGACGAAGAGATACAGGATGTTATGTGGTACGAAATCGACCACTTACCCGTGAAAGCTAAGGTAGAAGAATTCTCGGATGCCGTGAGGGTGTCCATGAATGGGGACGCTATTGCCACCATTCTCACGGACATTGCCACCCCATTGGGCACTCTTCATTTCGAAAGCTGGGCCAGAGAAATTGCCCAGTCGATGGCTAACATCATTAACCTTCAAATCTCAATGGGGAAGCTAACCCCTGACGGAATCAAAGTAGAAAGAAACCGATGACAAGGAAAGACAAGATAAAGGAAATACAGAAGTGGGCGGGAACTACGCCCGATGGTATCCTTGGTGATAAGACCATTGATGCTATATGGAAGAAGATACGACCGGAACCCACGGTTTCCGTGGGGCCTATGGACGTCCCGGGATTCGTGGAATCCGCGGTATACGTGTCCCCGGCAGAGCTTGTCCGCAAGGACATGGCAAAGAAGATTCTCAACATGGAGGATTACAAGATTACAGGTCCCGAATCTCTGCGCGTAACTCGCCTCCCCTCTGGTGATGGCGGCGGCAAGTGGGAGATTGCCGGTATCTGTGATGGGATTGAACCCAAGGAATTCAATCTAATCAAATCCATGTTGGACCGGGGCGACAGGGATGCGGCATGGGAGGAATGCCTCCGCTATGTTCTCGCCAATACGGAACCGTTGGTTGCCAAGGGAGTTGCAGGATGCTACGCCATTGAGTTCATGCTTCGCGACATGACCTTCAACATGGGTGTGGCGGGGACAACCAAGGTCGTCCAGCGCATGCTCGACATTGATATTGATGGCAAGTGGGGGAAAAATACTCAAGCCAAATGGACAGACGCCATTCAATCATGGGATGAAAAGGAAGTTCTCGATTCGCTGGACCGTGCTTGTCGTGCCCGCTATTGCTCCATTGTAAGAGCCAATCCAGTGAAGGCGAAGTTTCTCTCCGGCTGGTCCAACCGATGCAATGCACGACATGCTTACGCCCTAACTCTGTTGTCAAGGAAATAAGCAGGGAATTTTCTTGACCCATTAAATCCCAAATGCTAACATGGCGGTGAGGTAATTCCTTGCCGCCATGTTTAATTTCATCGCACAGCTTAATGCTACTGACGGCAACGTGTGGGCATTGTTTCTCACTCGCATTGTCGATGAAATGTCCCCCGCGTATCTCGTATTCGTGGGGGTTATTTACGTGGCAGTAAAGCTGGCATATAAGTACCTCTCAAAAAAGATAGAGTTTAGTCTTGACAAGGAGAAGTCCTTTCTCATATTATTGCAAGAAGCTCTAAGAGTTATATCCGAGTTGGATGATTCTCTAGGCCAATTACATGGAAAAATAGACAATCTACGAAGCGACCATGAAGCGATAATCGACCGCGCCTTCTGCACTATCTCGCAACAAGATACACACCCCTCCGACAGAAATGAAACTATTCAATCTGTTCCGAAAAAGCCACGAGCAGGAACAACTCGAAAACGAGTTGACCCAGAGTCTTAATCAATTACAGGAAAGCATCCGTGCGTGTACTGAAAAACTCCGCTCAAGGAATCGGTTCTATGCCTCCCTTCCTATTGGTCGCGAGGGTGAGCTGAAACTGCCCAGAAACCAATGGGCCTATTTTTTACGGGGGAAAGTAGGAATTCGTTATAACGGAGAAACTCTTACCTCTTCGGTTACACAGGTTAAAACTCGTGAAGAAGTTCAACTGCCAAGAATTATTGACGCGGAGAGAAGCCATAAATTACTTGTCATACGAGGATATGTTATTGACAGGAGAACGAACCGCACCTATTATCAGGGCGAAACAGTAAGTTTTCAGCGGGGAGAACCAATGCAATTAACGTTGAATGGGCATATTAGCATGATGTGGACACCCCCGCTTCCCGATGCAATCATGCCATTCTACCAAACTAATATACATGGCCTTAATTCCTAACACTCCGGCCTCCAACTCACAGCCTCCGACGATACCCATTGGAACCACGGATTCCTCGTGGCGCAATGGGTTCAGTCCTGACAGGCCAATGGGTGAGCCGATAATTAACTTTCCCACTCCTGTGGTAAAGAACGTGATGTTCTTCGTTGAGAGGATTGCCAAGAATCCCAGCGAGATTACCATTGAATTGGGAACCCCGTTCGTACCCACCGCAGGTACGACCTTCCTCCCGTTCATGCGGGATGCAGTTCTCGTGCATGTCGAACCCGTCAATGAGGCGGCGAGACAGCACGTTTATCGTTTCTACTACATGGTCCCGCCGGAACAGCAGTTCCGTTATAACATTCAGGACATGAAGAAAATCCGTGACGGCTATACGTTGAAAGATACTGCCGCTACGGGTAAGTTCATGGGGCCGGATGCAGACACGGAAGAGTTGAAGGACTTCTACGAGATTACACGGGAATGGGTGGAACCCACGGATTCCGCGTATGCCCCGCTCCCCCTTGGCTCGTTTGACCCCAGCAACGAAAAGCTTGACCCTGACTTCTATGACCAGCATTTCTACACGGCATATGATGCCCAGCTGGTATATGAAGAAGTAGCCCAGTTCGAAGAGGAACACCTGCGCAAGTACTTTCGTAAGGTCATCCGTGTGTATAAAACCCTGCCGGGACCTGTGGTTAAAGAGTTCGTCCCTTATAACATTTGGCAGAAGGGAGATACGGTGTGGGATGAAGGTGGTCCGGGAACGAACCAGCCCGAATCTGAATGGGTGGCGCAGACTGCAATTAAGTTATCGAGAGAGGTCTGGGCCGCGCCGCTTTGGCCCGTCGAGGGTGGAGGGAAGGAACCGGGACAGGCCCGCGTTCCTCACATGCCCCTCCTTGAACTGGACAATAAACCCGTTAGTGCTGGCTGGGACAAGGGCAGTTATCCGAGTACGCAGATGTACACCCTTGTATCTATGTACAAACGGAACAGTAACATTGCGGAGAAAGAGGAACAGAACAGCCTCTCCGGTAATTGTTGTAACCCTGATTCCCGTTTTGTCCGGTGCATCAACACAACCGTGACGACTAGCCAGTCCGTTGACTGGACAGCGAACGGCGATGTCCCTGCGATTGACCCTCCTGACCCCAGCGAGAACTGTAGCCAATGGCGTGTAGATTCCTCTGTGGTGGTCCATGAAGGATATAGCCACAAGGAAACGCGAAAGAGTTGCACCACCTACGACCAGATTGATGAGTTCTGGGAATCCTCGTTTGACAGGATAACCAATCAGGTCTATCCTGTACTGCGGAAGATTGTACATAATCCGAGCACTGACTTCGATACTGATTGGCAGAAGGAAGGATTCACCAAATACACGGATGCCGTGGGCAATACCTACTATGGCCGGAAGCTGGAGAAGCCTGTTACGCTGGTTCCCGTCACCGTCCCTGACATGAGGTGGACCACTATTGAAAAAGTGGAATCTTGGGACCTGATGGTTCAAGAAGATTCCGTAACCCCTACCGAGATACTGGGCATTCCCTATTTGAACTATGGTATAAACGACCCTAACGACCCTACCTTCCAAGGTTTTATGGGTGTTAGCGGGATTCTTAGTGCTCAACCCAACGGTTCTCACGCTGACAGGGGAGGAAACTTCGGCATCTATTTCCGTGATAAACGATTGTGGAACCTGTATATTCAGAACAGCTATCCTACAACTTATCCGCCGGGGACCTTCTGGCTTGACTACGCATACTATGCCGTCAATCCGCAAGGCCCGTGGTACACCGAAGACGGACAGGTTAGGGTAGATATGGAGATGGCTATTCAGTCCACCCTGTATGCCGAAATTGTTACGAACGAAACTTGGACCTTCCCCGTAGGAAACGCCCAAGGGATTACCTTCTTTCAACGAGATGCTTCGTATACTTCTGAAATGATGTTCTCCGTAGGGTCGCTTCCTTCCGGGATACAGGGAGCATATCTGGACATCCAATATGGGCGGCTTAACCTAGTAGTCATAGCTAATCCCAGAGGGTCTGCAATCAATGGCACTATTCCCATTCTGATTAACGGTGAGAAGGCGTTCGACATTGACGTAGAAACCGTGGACCTAGATACGCAAAAGGTTCTTACGGTTCAGAGCACCACTGCCGCCAAGCAGGAATACCATGCTGGGGATTATGTTCTCAATGCGGAGGTAATCAATAAACTGACGCTATCCTACAGTGGGCAAAAGTTTCCCTATTTCCAATTTAATCTTACCCTGTGCGCACTTACGGGGTCTACCTTTAAGAAGGTCACGACAAGTGATAAGATTCAACGCGTCGTCCTGCGCCAATGGGTGAACCCCTGTTACGCCGTAGATAGTTACATGCAGATTCCGGGAATCGGGTACTACAAAAAATATACCACGACGATGAACTACAGTTTCCCTGCCGTGTTCGGTTCGGTTCAATGGATTCCGTGGGATACGAGGCCCGACCTCTCCGGTAGACAGGAGGGCAAGTACTTCCCGCAGACCTGGATGATGAGGGACAGTTACTCCGGCCCCTGCACCGCCGTGGTAGAGGAAGCCTTCTCCCCCGATGGCACGTGGCCTAAAGGCTGGGGCCTTGGGACGTCGGTACAGTTCACGACGAACAGTGGGTATTTCTCTTCGCCGCTTTGCGATTACCGTCTGCCCGCATGCCTCCACGGCCCGCTGACTATAACCGTAGTCATTGGCAATCAAGACGCCAAGTGGCTTCCCGGCGCGTTTAATACGGCCTTTCCGGGGACTACCCACACAGATTGGAAACCTGTGACCTCCTATTATGCATCCCCGTGGAACGGTGGAATGCTTTGCAAGAAAGTAACAATCTATCCTCCCAGTTAAGCTTATGGCATTTATTACTAAGTCCTATTTGACCTATCGCAACGTTTGCGACGAGCTTTGCATGCTCATCACGAACCAGCCTCCGTCAAAGTCCAACGTCGACTTCCGTCGCATATTGAAGGAAGCGCAGAACCTCCTGCTCAATGAGGCCACGGTATCTCCGGATTCCGTGGAAACCTTGGACTTTGAAGGAATCCCTCGCGGGGGTTCTATCTCCCTGCCCGAAGAATATGATAGTATTGTCGAGGCATGGTCGCCCAGTGGCAAGAAATACAACATCATTGACCGGGCCATGTTCGAAAGCAACACTTGGTTCCGTTCCGAATATCCCAAGCACGACAGCGGCTATCATGCTATCATGCTGGACATGGGGCTGAATGAACAGAACCTCCGTACCTACTCGGTATTGTCTGGCAGTAATGGCATCAACGATAATCCTACGAGCAACGTCATGACGGTTTCGGCACGGTGTGCATTGCGCGGCCTGTCCCTTAACATTTATGATGACGCGGCATGGGAGGACAAGGAGGTTCGTATCTACCCTGGATGTCTTCCCGCATTGAAGGCGATGATGCTGGCCGTGGTCTATAACGAGCAGGGCAATACCCAAATGGGGACGGACAGCTACGGCCTTGCCGTCAAATACCTGAACGACCACCTGCGCAAATATCGTCAGGGCACGTATCAGGCTCCGAACATTATTCAGAACGGCGGCATCATGCAGTGCCCCGGACTTAACCTCATGTAATTATGGCAACCAAACGTACAGACATATCGAGCGAGACGAGAGCGAGCGGGGGCATCCCCGCCGCCAAGTCCATTAAGCAGAAGACGATGGACGAGGTGCTTCCGAAGACGAACCCCGACATCCCCCTCCGTCCAATGAATAACAACGACCCGAACAAACCCGTCGACGCGAAGGAGATGAACACCATCGCCGCGGCTAATAGTAACCACGGCATCAAGAATCCCCCGGCATCCGCGGCTCCCGCGGCGGCCCAGTCTCCTAGTCCTTACGGGCGGGGGATTACTGAACCAGCAACGCCCGGAGCGGTTGACCCTAACAGCGCGGCCTACGCCGCCCAGCAACGGGCGACCTATGCGGCGGGCATGCAACAAGCCGCGGCGGGGAAACTCTCTGCGGAGGACAGGCTCATGCTTCGTGGCGTGGACCAGAACATAAGCCGTGGGCAGATGCCCACCATATCTCCGGCTATGCCGACGCAAGCGACGGCTACACCCCGGCAAGCGACGGCTTCCGCTCCAACCGGCCCCGACACCTCCACGGCTGGGTTCTATGCGCATGCGGAGAAGATGCTTGGCCCGGAGAAGTACAAGGTATTTATGTCCATGCCGGAAGCGCAGAGGAACGCGATATATAGCAAGTTTGTAGAGAGCCGGACCAAGAATGCGCCCGCCGCGGGAGCTACCGCGGGAGCTACCGCGGGAACCACTGCCGCCCCCTCTGGCTCTAGGTTCCCCGCCTCTGCTCTCCCCTCCGGCAATGCTCCCATACCCACGAGCGTCCCGACGACTGCGGGTACTGGAACTGCCGAGAATATGCTACGAACCTTGAGGGATGATACGGCCAGCCCCGAAGCAAGAGCACAGGCGCAAACATACCTCCGCGTCCGAACCATGTACGCCCAGCCGGAAAAGTTTGGTAAGGAGATTAAGACCCTCGAAAAACTGGAACGCGCCAAAATAAAGGAACTTAGCAACATGTTCAGGAATCGGCGCAACATCCGGGACCCCCGCTTCGCCCGCCAGTACGCGCAGTATCAGGCACTGCGGAAGAAAGACCCGCAAGCGAAGCTCGCCCTCTACACTGAACTGATGAAGGGACCGGAGTTCACTCACTTGGACTTCCGAAAATAAATTTGACATAATACATATTTCACTTGACCCTCGCCCCACTCATGATAGGATGTTGAAGACCCACATGAGTGGGGCAAACTTATTATACTAATACTCAACAAACATGGCTATTGACTTTAGTACCGCCAATATGTCCGACTTCACTCCGACGTCGGGAAGTAGTATCGCGCGCGAACAGCGTGCCGCAGAAAGGCACGCCGCGTGGCAAGAGACGCAAGCGCAGAAACAGCAGGACCGAGAACAGAAAGCACTGGACCGCGAGCAAAAGCTAGCGGAAAAGAAACAGACCCGTGCCGAGAAGGGAGCGACGGCGACCGCAGACTATGACACCTTCCTCTTTAAGTCTGTTGATGACTTTGCGGAGAAACAGAAAAAGGATGCGGAACACGCGACGAATGTAGACTGGCAAAATAAAGTCCGCGCCCATACGGAACAAGAATGGAAAACCACCGAGGAAAATAAAGCCCTCGACATCTTGAACAAAGGAAACCGTGGGTACAGCTTTGAGGGAATCGACTACATGAAAGACTATGTAGACCGCGGGGAAGATGCGCTGGTTGATTTGAAGGCCGCTTCCCTCGGCGATAGCGAGGCCATTAAGAAGCTTGCCAACAATACGGGACTTACCGTTGTGTCTTCTTCCGAGCTTACGCCTACGCACCCCGCCTTCTTATCCCGCTCTGGCTTCGGAAGTGGAGAGGACGGGAACCCCGTCGTAACGGAAAAGTTCCTCACCATTGCCGCGGACAGAAACCGTAACGCAAAGGCGGTGGCCAAAGGCATTGCCAACACAATGGAAAAGGCCCGGAAGGATTACCTCAACTCGAATCTAGATGTTGGAACGGGTAAACCTACGGCACAAGCCATCGAGACCGCACCTATTGCTTACACCGCAGAAGAAATAGAAAGTGTCATCAATACGATTAGGCGCGAAGACATTGGCAACTATCGTGCCGCTAAGGCTCTTTACGACAAACACCGCTCTTCTTCGACGGAGAACATGCAGAAGAAAACCCCCAGCCAAACGAGCGTGGGGGAGCTTGGCGTTGGCGAATTCTCTGATTCAGCACCTTCATTTACTGGGAATGTTTTTGCTGAACTCGCCAACCTTTCCAAGTCTCCCAGCAAAATGTTCCAACTTGTCCGCGACTACGGAGATTACCTTTCCCGGAGTACGGAAGATATTGAATCCCCGGAATCTGCTACAGCGGATGCGAAACAACTCCATACAGACCAAGCAAAACTCATTTCAAAAAAAGAAAAACCTGTTGAGGATAGGATTCGTGAACAGATAGAAACAGCCGACAAAATCGTAAGACGCCTCGAAGAGGACTACACTGGCCTTCCCTATCTCGAACTTCGCGACGCGCTTCTCAATCCAGAGGCCGCGGCCTCTGCCCTTCTGTCTTTAGTCCCCGGTGCTGACATGGACGCAATACGTGCACGGGCAAAGGTCATTACCGCGGAAGTTCGCCGCCAGAAGGACCGCCCTCTGACCGTCGAAGACCCCGAACAGATTGGCATGAGTGAGGCTATGCTGGAAGCCGTGGCCACAAGGTTTCCGGGGGTTCCAAAATCCGTCCTGCGCCAAGCGGGAATAACCAAACTGATTCAGGACTATACCGCCAAAGCTACACCGAGAGGCACTCTCATGGATGCAGTCAAAGGCGCAATGGCTAACTACCGAAGCACGGCGGGACAAATTGCGGACGTACTTACCTTCCAGCCGGATAATAGTGTGGGTAAGTACGCTGACCCAATGAGTTTGATGGAATGGAGGAAGGGAACGAGGCGTGGCTCATGGTGGTATGGCATGCCGGGCGGCCCATCCTTTGAAGTCGGACCGGAGGGGTTGAAGGAATATATGGCCCAGTACCATATCGAAAGTACCCGTGACGCTCTCAACTCCCTCTCCCATGCCGCACGTATGGGTGACTTGGGCGTTGGCCGTGGCAGTCTCTTTGCGTACAATCCGCACACCAAGGAAGTTGATACGAACGCCACGCTCGAACTGAACCCCAATGCTCTCTACAATGATAAGCTGATGGACCAGAGTATTGAGGCTCTTCGCGCAAGCGGTGCGGACGAGAAGCTTATCAATCGCACCATTGAGAAGTTCCAGAACCTCCGCAAGAAATCCGCACAGGAACTTGTGAAGGACAACATGGCATTGGATGAGGCGCTGGGAACGCTTCGCGATACGTGGCTTGGCTCCGGCTTGCAGTTCAACCCTATCTTGACTGAATCCATGAAGCATCTGGACAAGTACCTTTCCTTCAAGAATTTCTACAATGAACAGAAGGAAGCGGGCAAGAGCGACGAGGACATCCTCTCCGCATGGCAGGAGAAAGGGCAAGCCACCTTCGACTCTGTTCTCCGTGGGTTCCAGATAGGTACGCACAAGGCAATCGACCTTGGGACAAGTACCGCCTATGGTGCTCTTCTCTTTGCACAGAATGCAGTTGGCAATCGTGCGGCGATGGAACATACCCGCACCCTCTGGGACCAGCTGAACAAAAAACAGGAAGCAGAAGCTGAACTTGTTCGAGGCAATATCCTTGCGGACTATACTGCGGAAATCGCTAACCTCGGCTACCAAATGGTAGCAACCGCGGGGGCTGGTAAAGTTGGCGGCCTCGCTGGCCGTGCACTGACACGTACCGCGCTCAATAAATTCATGAAGGCAACGGCTAACGTCGTAGCGAAGCGGGCCGAAGCTCTTGTCCCTGCCGCCCGTCCGGGATTGGCGGGACGTTTGAGTGGAACTATTCAGCGCAACCTCGACAACCTTGCGGCGTTGAACCTCGAACGGGCAGGAGCCGGAGCCGGGGTAAATCTTAGCATCATCTCGCAGGTTGCACCGAATGCTTACTCCGACATCTTCTATACCATTTATGATAGGGAGATGGAAGGGAAGGAACCGACTGCCGAGAACATGAACAGGGCACAGAGCATTGCCAACATGTGTGCTCTCTTTGGCGCGGCTCTCGTATCTACTGGCAGTACTCTCATCAACAACCGCGCAGGTATGGATTCCTACATGCGTAAGATTGTTGGGGCTAAAAACCTTCGCGGTCAATCCCCCTTCCAAACCGTTGAACGGAAGATTGCCGGATGGAGAAGCAAGCCATTTAAGGAGATGAACACGAAGGAAAAGACGTTTGCCGTTGCTTCCTGTCTGTACAGCCAGAGCAAGGCCGTAGTGGAAGGAGCCACCGAAGAACTGACAGACGAATTCCAAGAGTGGGCGTTTACCGAACTGGTGAAGAACGGAGAAATCTCCGAATCTTCTATTGCCACTACTGACCAAGTGATTAGCACAGGCATGAAGATTGCTTTCCTTGGTGGTATCGGTGGCTACGTTGGTAGCCACTTAGCTGGTGAAGGGAACATACGTTTCCAAACCGAAGCCGCCCCATCTCTCGACGTTGCCGAGGCTTCTTCTCTTCTTGACGACACGACTAAAAAGGCGAGCAACATCATTGAAGATGTGGCGAAGGCCATTACCAAGGATGGTGTGTCGGAAGCTCTGGTAGATGCGGGCAAGAGCGTCGTTAAGGTCGCTGGGGAAAAGGGAGATGCCGCAGAGGTAGCTCGCGAATGGGTGGATAAATCTATCGCCAATGAAGGACTTACCCTGTCCGGCGAAACCCGCAAGGCATGGATGGAGGGCGCGGTGCGCATTGGCATTAGCAACTTCACCCAGTTCCGCAACCTAGTTGAACGGGCCTCCGAGATATACACGTATGAGGGCAGTGCCGCGGCAAGCTCCTTCATGGCAGAAGCCATTAACGACCTGCCTAATACCTTGACCTACCCGAACGAAGACAGCATCAATACCATGCGCACCATGTTGTCCGAAGCCCTTGATGCTATGGGAGACCGGGTTCAGGTTATCGAAGTAGACGACGACCTGTCCATCCTTACTACAGGGGACGAGGACCTTGATGCCGCCATTAACGTTATTAACGGATTGACGGAAGCCGCGGCTACCACGGAATCCCCGGCTACCACGGAATCCCCGCAAGCGACGGCTACCACGGAACCCAAGGAATCCCCGGTAGCTATTGCACGGAAGGAGAGGGACAATGCTATTGCCCCCGTTGCCGCTATGGTAGAGACGGGAGTAGTTACCCCAGAAGCTACCGCTTCCGTGGATAACATGGATGCGGCAATCGCCTCGTTCGATAGTAATACTGGTGCGTGGCTCTCCTATGGTACGCCATTGGAGCGCGGCGCGAAGCTCGTCTCCCTGAACGAGATGACCGGGATTAACGCCCCCATGATTACCAGCAACACGGGAGAAACCATTGTCATCGCTCCGCACGCAAGCATGTACAACACAGGTGAGGGAGGGACACCCAGCACCAAGTGGGGAGACAAGGTCTCCGCTCTCAATCTCCCGACGGATGGGACTGGCGCAAATGCCTATGGCATCCTTTCGGACCTTCAAGTTAATGCTTCTCCCGCACAGGCCGCGGCCATTGATGGAGTGCTCCGCGCACTGCATGCCGCTGGTTTGGATGTTGCTATCCGAGCCACCAATGCCCCGGCGAACATCTCTTCCCCTGCCAGTATCACCTACATGAACGGCACGGACGGGAAGCTTGTCGGCGGTGTCATTGACCTGTACGTGAACCGGGACAATGCGATTGAAAGCGTAACGGGAACGGTACTACACGAAGTCATCCACCTCATTGACCGTCATCTTCGTACCACCAACACGGACTATTCCCAGCGGATGGATAGGATTAGAAGCGCGATTGCAGAGAACTACAACAACATTGTCGATAGTCTCTCCGCTATGTATGACGCTAGCGTGGACATCAATGAGATGAACGCCATCGCCGCGCTCGCTTCCGACCTCAACTACGGTCTCCGCGGTGCGGACGAATTTGCCAGTGTCGCGTTCTCCAATCCTGTCATGAACTTCATGGTAGCGGAAGCTAGCGGAGACAATATCACCATCACGGATTTGGCTCGCTATGCCGAAGCGGCGGGAGGCCGGAAGCCTATTCATGTGCGCCTCGTCGAATGGCTTAAGGATTTGATTAGGGACATCAAAGATACTGCGGACGATATGGACGGAACCACCGCCGCAGAACGCGCGGCTGAATGGGATTCCTATGTGGCCCGCGTCGCGGACATGACCCCCGGCAAGTGGTTCGATATGCCTCGCACTCCGTCGTGGAAGGTAGACGATACGGATTATACTATGGGCAACGGAGTAGATTATTTTAACCCGATGGCCTATGAGACCGACATGACCCGGAGATTGTCCTTCGGCCTTGGCGCAGAAATCATTGGCACGAAGGCCGGGAACTGGGTAACCAGTATTAAGAACGGATGGCTGGGTGCAACCAAGAACTGGGACAAGGCTGGCATCAATGTTAAGTCCGAGGAACAGAAGCTGGTTGTGCTGGAACAAATGGCCAACGTGAATGCGGCATACGAACGTAGTATTAAACGCATTGACAAAATTGGCGATATGCTTCAACGCCGTGCGGATAAGCTGGGCTGGGATGCCGCTACGCGAAAGAAATGGAGCAAGTCCATTCTTGACATGTCGGGGAATATGGACAACGATATTGACCCTGAAACTGTTGCACGCATTAACGCAGAGGCTCAAGCAGAAGTTCGTCAGCATGAACAGACCCGCGACTTCCGTATCGCGTTGGCTAAGAAGACTGTCACCGATGCCGTCAATAGGCACGCGGAAGCGGTGCGTCTGGCTAACTCCCTTGCGCTTAATAGTGAAGGGCGATTGGAAATCAACGACATGATGCGCCGGATTAAAGACATGAGCGTCAAGGGATATGGAGCCATGCTGGACAAGCAGGTAGCTCTCCCCATGCTCTCCCAGCAGATTCACAAATCTCTCTCCGACCTTGGCTCTCGTATCTCCGCGACGGGGAATGCCAATCTGGATATCACCTACTTTGGCCTTGCCCGCGACACGCAAAACTATCTCGCGGATATGATTAACGAAGTGGATAGTCCCTTCTCTATGGATGAACTTCTGGACAGGTGGTCCAACCTTCGCAATGACTACCTCTATGCGGAGAGTACAAACCATCCCGTCATCGCTCCTATGATTCAGGACATCGCTAAGGCACGGGCCGAAGCTAAACAAATCATCCGGGAAGCCAATGATGATTTCCACGCCGCAACAAAGAGGGCAGGTGTAACTCGCGCTGGCGTAGCTACCCCTGCTGGTTCCGTGTGGCTGAAACGGGACAACGCTATCCTCAATGCTCGCCGTCAAAAACAAGCGGAGTATATGGCTAAGCGGGATGCCGCTGAACAGTGGCTTCTGTCACAGGGGGTTGTAGGTCAACTGGTCCACAATGTCATCGCCGATTCCCGTAAAGAAATTGCCGCAACGCAAATCTCTATTGCCAAGCTCATTGGAGATAGCCGCATGGCTGACAACGCCGCGGAGATGAATTATCTTCATCGCACCTACATGGCCGTTGGACGCCATGCCGGAGACTTCACCCGGACGATGAAGGACATCATCGCAAACCCCAACGGAGAACTGGCGCAGAAATACGACGGTCTGACGAAACTGTTGCAGGAAGCCGCAATCTCTCATGCCGAAGCGCACCAGAGAGAACTATCCGAAAACGTAAGCCAAGTGCTGGACAACATGCAGGCATTGGCCGCGCTCCACGACGAGTTGAAACTTCCGCTGGTATCCGCTCCGCCGAGAGCTTCCGCGAATTATAAACTCCTGTTCGAAGGTGTAGCCAAGAACTACAGGAACAGGGACATTCTGGACTTCATTCAGAACAACTTCGGCCAGGTTCAAATGCTTGCGGATTTGAGGGACGGCCACAACATCAGTGCCATATATAATAAGGCCATGAGCATGATAGCACAGGCAGACTATCGCACGAAGTCAAAGATGACAGAGACGAAGGAAACTCTGGACATGAATGCCAGAGATAGTTTCCTCGCCGATGTCTTCTCCAGCCTTCCGGGAAAAACGATTGCGGACAAAATTGGCAGTCTTCAATCCCCGGCATCCGTGGCTTCCGAAGTGAACAAGGCCATCCCCACTATCCCGACTTCGGCCATTGACCAGATATGGAACACACCTGATATGAATGCCGCAGAACGACTGGACAAGACGCTCAATCTTCTCCGGGGTCAGGCTGGCGTTCTCATGAGAATGAACGGCATGGGCAACGTCATCTCCGCTACCGACTTGAAAGTGTTGCAATATCCGGAACTCTCACGTCTTGCGGTGAACGATGCCATGAAGGCCATTGACGAAGTTCTGTCCAAGAAGAGGACGAATGAAGATGCGTTGGCCCAGCGGAAACGCTTGCCCGAATGGCAGAGGAAAGCTATGTATGAACTTAGCGACCTCACCATTGGGAATGCCATTGGGACGTTACAGAATACCCTATCCATGCAGTCGAAGATTGCCGTGAACCAGTTGCTTGCTGACGAGTATGCCTCCGTACTGAAAGCGCAGGGTGTGGTCGTACCCCCGGCTTCCACGAACCGTACCCCTGATATGGTGGAAATCTCCTTGAAGAATACGAAGAATGCGTTGAACGGAATGTACGCCGACAAGGATGTAGCCGATGCCATCTACCGCATCTACAGACCGAGTGACGACATCCTGAATAGCAGGACGGATGACTACGAGAAGGTCCGCGAGTACTGGCAGAAGTCCGGCAAGGGGCAAGGATTGGGAGGTAAGCTATCTGGAATGGCTAACCTTTCTGTCTTAATAGCGAGCCCTAATTCCGCTTTACGTAACTTATATGGTACAGTAGCCCAAATGACCAATGCGGGTGCACTGCCATTTACGGGGAGTAAAGACATCGCAAACCTTGTCGGGGACTGGGTCCAGTTGCGTAAGCTATGGCGGTTGTCCCGCGGTAAAGACCTTGCTTCACAGGCTTCCGCGGATAGACTGCTGGCCGCGGAAGACAGGTACAACGAGAAGATTCGCTACTGGCAAGAGCTTGGTCTGCTGGACGCAGGTCAAGGGGAGTTCCTGCGCAACATCTGGAAGTCCGACGAGTTCAGTAAGATGGCAGGAGAATTCGAAGAAGTGAATGAGGATTCCTTCTTCAAACTGGCCGAAGCTCTGAACGAGAAACAGGAACGGACAAAGGGCGAGGTGGCTAAGGATGTCGCCAAGATGGCGGGTAAAGTCGTAGCATGGCCCGTCAAAGCGATGTCCTTCGCCTATGGCTTGCCGGACGCGGCGGCCAAGATTGCTCTCTTTACTAACCAGAGAGCGATTGCCGATACCCAATTAAAGGTACAACTGGCACGGGCGAAAGGCAAGGCCAACCCCAATGCGCGGGACCAGATACTCCTTGACGCGAGCCAGACTGACCAGAGTTGGAATGCGTATGTGGATAGGTATACTGCCCACATGGTGAAGAGCTTGCTCCCCACGGGTTCGCGTACTCCTTCGTGGGTGAAAGCCATGAATGTATTTATGGCTCCGTTCTTCATGTTCCAGTACCATACCTTCCAGTCCGTAGCCTACAACCTTGGCCACGCCATAGGTGAAGGGGTAGACGGTGTGTGGGCTATCAATAACGGCATGAAGAAGGAGGGGGCTTACCTCTTGGGACGCGCTATCCTTCGTGCCGCGGGTTCCTTCGTAACTATTTCTACAACCTCTGCGGTCTCTTCCTGGGTTGCCCGACAGATTATCACCAGTGTCTTGGGAGATGACGATGACCATATAATCATTGACGACGCGGAAGTCATGAGGAAGCTGGCAGACAGCGGTCTAATTCCAGACTATGATAAGTTCGGGGATTTGATTGGCATCATAGATATGAAGCGTCATGAATTCGAGTATTTGAATCTTGAATACATGAACCCGTTCAAGAACATTAAGGTGTTAGCCAAAACCCTGCCCAGCCTCTTCATGGATATGGACGTGGACAAGTGGGGGATGAACAAGGTTGCCGAACTGAAAAACCTGCTGGAAAATACGGTGCTTGAAGAATCCATTCTCCTGAATGACGTTTCTGAATTGTTTGATGAGGAAGACTTCAATTACAAGCATAGCCTCTCCGGTGATGAAAGCGTCAACGTTCTCCCGGCAGTCGGCAATGCAATCCTGTTGGCCGCAGGGCTGAACCCCTCGTTCGGCAGTGGACATACATGGCAAGTCCTTGAACGTGTCGCAACGGTTGCCAATAAAAAGATTCCCTTCTACGGCTGGGCAGTCAAGTCTGGTAAACAAGCGTCTAGTGATACGCCCGACATGAGTGCCGAGGCATATTGGTTACAGACCTTGGGTACTGGTCTCCGTCGTCCGAAGGATTTGACCGAAGCCCTTGCCGCCGGGTTAAAGAATGCCAACGCGGCAGTCACTAAGTCAAAGCGAATGAGCGTTCTTCGTCCGGACTTCTACAAGAGAATGGAATCCGGGGTGGATGTGGAATCTATGGAAGCCGCGGAAACCGCGGATGCCGTGAAGAATTTCACCAAGCTAGTCAATAGTGTCCGGTTTGTTACGGAAATTACAAACATGCTTGACCCCGCTCTGCGGAAGGAAGTTCTGGCTTCCGCGATTGAGAGTTCCGGTATGAGTGCCAAGACCTACGGCGCGGCCATGAAAGGCATCATGCCCTACATCATCAGCCCGCAAGCAGGACGTGAGGCTATCGCGAAACTCAACCGCGAATTGCAGAAGTCTAATACCACGGACGAGGGCAAACGCCTAATCGAAGAGCAGAAGAAACTCATTATCAACCTCATGAGGAAGGGTAGCATTCAGATTGATGGGGCGTTGAGTGTGGAGGAAATTCATAATCAGATGAAGCAGTAGTCCTCTGTTTATATCCTTGACCTTCGGGGGCATGGGAGATATAATTCTCCCATGCCCTCTTTTCGTATAGTACCCAATCATATCATGGCCACCCCTCCGGGAGGCTGGAAGTTTGTTGTCCCTGAATCCATGAGTGTCAGGCTCAAGGGAACCAAGGTTTCCGCGGGTTCACTGGAACAACTCCGCAAATCAGTCGCCCGTCTCTTCATGAATAACGGAGAACCCTTTCAAGTTGCGCTCTTTGAATCAGAGCTTTGCGCTTCTCTCCCTCCCCAGTACTGCACCACCTGCGGAGATAAGGGAATTGAATGGAAGGAGTATGAACCCATGAGTGCCAAGAAGATACTGGCCTTCTTCGGAACTATGGTTCTCTGGTATCGCCGGGGACACAGGTTTGTAGACGAGGCAGAAGCCCGCCGCCGCTATGCTATCTGTTCCTCCTGTCCTTATGCTACCTCTACGCCTCCCCCGGATTTAGAGAAGCAGGGGTGCGCCACATGTGGAGCCGAAGGAGCTGGCCGCAAATTCCTCAAGGAAAAAATTTCCGGGCTTGCGGACCTGACTGATGGGGCGGCCCCTCTCTATTGTACCTTATGTGGTTGCGACCTATCAGTAAAGGCTCACTTCGATATTGAATCTGACTGCTGGCTAAAATAGCTCTTGACATTATTTCAAGTTGATACATACTTCCCTCCGTATGAACTCAATATTCACAGCAGAAGAAGCTAGCAAGCTCCCCCTGTATAAGGGATGCACGGTGTTCATTAACGTACATTGCGGTGGCATGCCCACAGTGAGAGCCGTTGAAGTATCTGATGTCGCCTTCGAATGTTTCGTTTCTCGTGTCAGAATCGAATACATCAACCACCGATTCAGAACCATAGATAATGGCTATCTCAACCACACTGTCTTCCTCACCTATCAGGACGCGGCCAAGCATGCGTGCCACGATTACGTCGAAGAGATAGAGAGGCTCGAACAACTACTCGAAACCAAAAAGAAAAAGCTCGCCGAACTGATGGCGAGCATTGAGAAAAACGAAGTTCCTGTCAGTTAGGTATTGACATCATAGGTACTGCATGGTATAAAGAACCCGCAACGACATCATTCTGTTTGGACTGTAAGTTGTTTGGGTTCTAAGCGAAAACCCCGGAAGGAAATATCTTCCGGGGTTTTTGTTTTAGTTCTGTTTCGCTTCGAGGGATTCTATTAGCTGGGTAATCTCTCCGATACATCGTTGCAATTCTGATGCGGGGTTTACCTCAACCAACTTATCATGCGCCCAGATATAGAAGAGCCGTACCAGAATGGAATCTTCGGGGCTACGTTGGTAGCTATGGCTCATGACTGTACGCCTGAACTGTTCAAGGATAAGGTAAAGGTCAAACGTTTCGAACACCTTGGACCAGTGCTTAGCGTGGTACTCCAAATACCATCGTGCTTTCTTGAGGTCTTCAATACGGTCCTTCTTGTACTGTGACCGCATCAAATACTTGACGGCATTCCCTAATGCAAAGGGAAGCTTGCCAGTAATTTCTATGGTCTCGATTCCGCTGGGGTGGGAGGTGTAATGCTTCGGGTGGTTGACGGCATCGTTCATGGATTCCTTTCCTTCCGGCAGGTCGGGGAAAGCCTGTGAGTTTACCTTGGTTGAAACGATTGCGTTGATTGCTTCGTGCGCATGCATACTATTTGGTGAGGTGCTTGTAAATTTGTTTGTTGATATATTTGCGAATAGACATCTTGGCTATGACGAAGAGGCGGGGAGAGGGTAGAGTTAAACATCCCTCTTTGACTGTCCACTTCCTTGTAATTCTCCGTGCGAACTTGTACGCCTTCCTGCATATTTCCAGAGCCGCAGAGGAACTTCCAACAAGAGCCACAGGAACTTTACTGTTGATGAAATAGCCATGAAATTTAAACTGGAAGAAAAAGGAGTTGTCCCCCTTAATCCAGCTAGGGGTTTCATCTGGGGTAGTTTCTCCAACTGCACCTATGGAAAGTTTACTGGACGCAAGGATGCGACCATAGGTTAGTTGTTCCTCGGTCAGTTGTTTCTTCGACCGGAGAGAGGCATGGATAAGTTGCTTATGTTCAGGCATGATGCGAGACCGAAGCTTGTTAGCTCTTGTCTTCATCATGAACTTCCTTTGCTCCGCGGGGCTATCTCGATACCAGTAAAATTTGTCTCCGTATTTCTTGCACTTGAACTTTCCTCTTCGACGCTTCCCACAAGGGTGTTTCATGTTGGCCGCCATCTGTTCCCGATACTTCTTGAGACTTATTTTGCTCATAGTTCTGGAACGGAATGAAGTCGGTTAGTATCAACGGGGATGTCCTTGAATGCCCATGCGAGGTCGTACTTCAATTCCATCTTTTGCCGGAGGGCCAGAAGGAGCGCACGGATTTGCGGCTGGGCCGCGCCGTCCAATCGCATACGGAAGATGTGCCTCCACTCGCGGAGGTTAGCAGTCACGCCAATCACCGTAGCCGTACAGTTCGGAAGCAATCCCCGCGCCTCTTCGGGAGGCAGTCCTCCTTGGACAAGTTCCACGTACTTCTCCGCAAGGTTCTGGCAGATATCCTTAAACTCTTCAATGGTCTTCGGGTCAACCTTCTCGTCGTTAAAGAACTGCGGACGGACGAAGCAAATGATTCCCTTCCGGTCATAGTTGACGTACCTCTGGCTCTCCATGCTGACGCTCATGTGACGATGACGGACAAGCTGATGTGTCACCGCTCTATCCGTCGAGAGGACTGCCGGGATGTTGATATGCTCGATGACACTTTCATGTCCGCGGTTAATGATACGGGAGAGAAACGCAATGGGGTCGCCCTTCGGTTCGCTTTTATAGCAGACACGGCCCATTATCTCGGCGGCCTCAACCTGTTTATCTATTACTGATTTAGTTAGCGGAAGTGTGACTTCCTGATTTATCCATAGAACGTTCATGAATGATATGTTTGGCTTTGTAGTTTGCGAGTTCAAGAGTGGGGAATGTCCATCCATACTGGCCCCACTCACTGGTGCTGGGGAGGTATTCATCTCCGGCTTTAACCTTGATGAAATCATTGTCCGCTTTGTGCTGACGGATGATGACAACCTCATAATTGTTTACCTTCCCGCTTCCTTTATGGGTTAGCTCATAGATGGCAACGCCAGCCTCACGGAAAATGAGGCGACAGGTGAAGGGGTTGCGTGTAAATTCGTTAGGAATTTTCTTCATTTGTAATTGAAGGGCTAATCATTTGCATAAATTCTTCTTCTGTAATTGAAGGAATCTTATGGAGCCTCGCAATCTTTTGCTTGTGCTCCCCCGGTTCCTTACCGACGACTAGGTAGTTGGTCTTCCTCGACACGTTCTCCTTGACCGTGCCTCCCATGTCCTGAACGAGCAGGTTATATACATGGCGAGGCTGGGACAGGGTTCCCGTGATGACGAAGTTTACTCCCCGCAACGCGGTGCTCTTGGGAACATTGCCCTCGGCATTGGGAATATCTCCTGTCATAACCATTGCCGTCATCTCGTTCCACGTTGGCACGGTCTCCATGTAATTCAGAATTGCCTCGGTCATCAGGGGGCCGAACTCCGCATGACGCTTGTTCCTTAAATCTTCGGGGAAGAGAGTGAGGAAAGAGTAGAGATTGGGGTAAGCATAGGAGAGACTTTCCGCACGGGTGCAACCGACATGGGGAATCTCCATCGCAGTAATCCATTGAGCAAGGGTTGCATGGTGCTTCCGTTCCTCCACGACTTCAAGGAATCCTCTGTACCCTTGGGTTCCGGGGATTCCGTTGATGAGATTGTCCATCGTGCCGGACATGAGAAGCAGGAACGGGTGGTGGAGGTAAGCAGTTTCTGCGGTCGGAGGCTCTACATCATTCTCCCCGGCGAGCAGTTTGTCTGCAATCATACGTGAGAATACAAGTCCCATGCCATCGATGTCCAGTGCGTTCTTACCGCATGCGTATTCCAGCTTGGCCGCTACCTTATCCCTGCACAACGGATTGGTACAGAAGAGGTTGAGGTCACTAGAGGATAACGTGGAGCCGCAACAGGGGCAGGTCAGAGGGACAACGGAAACCGTATTGCCACAGCCGCGAACCTTGCGGATGTACGGAATAATCTCCCCTGCCTTAACCACCTCCACGGTATCACCAATGTGGAAGGAGGCCGCATTAGCCACGTTGGAGAGGGTGGCACGGGATACATTGGTTCCACCAATCTTCACCGTATCGAAGACAGCAACCGGGGTTAATACCCCCGTCCGTCCTACTTGCCAAATGACATCGCGAAGGGTAGTTCCAACTCCCTGCGGGTTGAACTTAAAGGCTACGGCATCCTTCGGGTGATGAGCAGTAGCCTCTCCCGCATGGATTATAGCGTTCTTCTGGTTCAACTTAAACACAATGCCGTCGGTAGGATAGGCGTTGTCGTCGCGCAGGTGCTTGGCCATGCCACGGATATATTCATCCGTCAGGGCTTCGCCATTGGGGTATACATTGGGGAGGGTTGCGAGGTCAAACATTTCCATCAGCCATCCACGCAGTTCCATGCGGGATTCAACACCCTCCGGGAAGGGACTTGCATCGAACGGGATGAAGGTAATGAGCCAGTCAGACCACTTGAGCTTATTGTTGCGGAGTTGACCAACGGCACAGGCGCGGAGGTTGGAGTACCCCATGCTTTCCACCTGCCCCTCGTTGCTCTTAGCCACAACCACTTCCCCGCGGATAGCTCCCGTGTAATTGCCATAACTTGGCGGGACCATATAGAGAACCTTATCAAGAGGAATTACTTCCCCCTCGGTTCCGTTGCCACGGGTAACGGCCCGTACCAGTCGTCCCTTTTCAATGTACAGAACGAGGGTGAGGCCATCGTACTTCGGTTCAACCACGACATCACGTCCGGCAATCCAGCCGCGAAGCTGGTCCATACCAATTCCGTCCTTGCCCTCATGAATCTTGGCGAGAGACAGGACGGGATTAGGATGCCGGAAGGTCTTGGCTCCCCGTTGTACGTCGTCCCCAAGACTATCGAGTTCCTTGGATTCCGGGGAACGGGAACGCAGTTCTTCAACCAGCGTATCATAAACCGTGTCAGGGAGAAGGGTTTTCCCCTCTTTGTAGTAGGAGCTATTGAAGATAGCAATCACTTCTTCCAACTCCATCACGCTCATGTTTTTAGGATTACCTATCTCCATTGTCGTCTTCCTTTCTGACTGGAATAATACCTTCGCTAATGAGATTGTCAAGTTCTTTCTCTACTATCTCGTGACAATCTGAAGGAGGCATAAGTACAAACTCCAATAAGGTAACATACTCCATCCTCAAAGGGATTGTGTTATACTCACTAGCTTTCTTCACTAAGTTCTTACAGATTGTCCGAATAATTTTCCGTACAAGTTTACGATATTTCGCCTGTTCACTAGTCATTTCCATTGCTTTAATACAGATACGTTAGTTCCTTCCACAAATACGTTGATGGGTTTGTTCTCCGCATCCCGCCCGATTACATGCACCCTCATCTGTCCCTTCGGCACAGAGAGCGGCGTGATAACGTCTTTGGCTAATACTCCCTTCCCGCTAAACACTGCACGGTCTCCTACAAAAATAACAAATTGTTCATATTCTTCGGTGGGTGGGCTTTCTGGCGGTCTACATGAAAATAAAATGGTTACAATAACGAGGCAAATAATAGCCGCGATGACTGTCCCTGCCAGTTTATAGTGTGGTTTATGCTTCATGGGGCAGAATAATTTTACGGGCGTTAGCTTCCTTTTCCGCAAGCTCCGACTTATCTACGAAGGTAAGAGTAGACTGTTCCATCAGGTTCATGGAAATTACGTTGCTCGCCACGGAGAAGAGACGGAATGCGGAGATGCCTCCCTTCTCTTCATCAATGCGGTCCGGGTCGTTCTGACTGGCATACGCTACCAAGAGGTGAACGGCCATGAAGAGGACGAGTGCCTTAATCATGACGTGGGAATCTGTAAAGATATTGCACGCCTTGCCGGGGTTCTCAAGCTCCTGCATAAAGGCAATGTATTCCTTCACAGTGACGAGGTTCTCGGCGACTTCTGCCATGATGAACTGAACTCCCGCCAGCGGCGGGGGTTCAATATCAAAGAGGTTGGCGGCGTAGTCTCCCAGTTCAAGAGCCTTCTCGGCAACCGCATCCGCAGGCGCGTCGATGGGCAGGTTGAAGGCAGGGACTGCATCCCACTCCCGTTGCAGTCTTTCCTTCAACATGATAGACTTCGGTTCGGTGAGAATGCGGGCTACCTCTTCCTGAATATTATCGAGGCTCAATTCGTTTGGTTCTGTGGTATTCATGTACGGATAATAGTATCTGGGTTTTATTACTTGTCAAGCTCTTTCTTTTCGTCCCTATCAATGGCGTTCATGATGTTACAGAGATGAGTGATTTTGGTAGTTCCCTCCCACGAGGGGCAGAGGGAGAGGGGGAGGTTTTCAATAGTGTCCCAGAGAACTCCTTCAATGACGTGGAACCGAGGATGCAGGTCTATTGGCCTGATGAGAAGGAGGGAGGCAGGGGTTACTGCTTTGATAGTCCCTGTACATTTATCCTTAATACCTACAAGAACGGAATCCTTCTCGTCCTCCATTACAGTCCAATCCCCTTTTAGGCCTCTACAAATTACCACGTCCCCCCCTCCTTAAACTTCCGAAGAGGTGCAGGGTAGCATTTCCTTGCTTGGTCATGGCGGCAAAACCATTCCTTTGGTGGAAAAGAATTCAAGACTTTAATAGTGTAGGACCGACGGTTGACTTCGGTTACTTGTCCTACTTCTCTATTTTCAGTGACAACGTAGTCTCCAATTTTAATTACTTCGTCCATATTTCTTTCTGATATTTTGGGTTCTAACATATTCTTGATAGAAGTGGTTATAACTTTTTGGATTTCGTTCGTATTGTTCTTTTTGTTCCTGCATTATCTTCCGAGTTAAACGGGAAACCCGAAGGAGTGCAAGAAATTGTTGGGTTAAACTCTCAAATTGCATTGGAAGGAACTCTTGTGGAGTGAGAGGATTTCCTCATTGGTCAGGTTCCCCATGTTCAGCCGCATGTAGTCGGGAGCCATCGTCAAAATCGGAGTGCCTTCGATTGATAGAGGGAAGGCCATCTTGGTGGCGAGGACTAGCGAGGGGCGGGCCTTAAACATAGCGTCGTAAAGGGTTTCGCTATATCGAACGGCGTGATGTCCCCAGAAATAAATTTCGGTGGCATACATACAATCCTTGCCTCGCCGCGTCGTTGGCGTGTTTAGCCGGAGGATGCGCACCGTGTGGTCCCCATACGCCTTCGGGTCATAAAATGTGCGGATGATGAAGTGGGTATCTGTCATGATTACCTTACCGATTCCGAAGGCTTCAATCAGGAACTTAGTCCGCACGGATTGGAGATTGTCAGCCTCCGGGTTCCGGGGGATATAGAGTTCAGATTTAGCCTTGGAGGGAAGGATAATAGTATCCCAAAGTTCCCCGGTGCTTCCCTCATTATTGCTAGTCCAAGAATGAAGGAGCATGATTTGTTGAGCGAGTGCGATAGGTTTCATATCTGTTTTGTTTTTGTAGAGCGATTTAGGGTTTCTAGATGTTAAACTCTTAGATTGCATTGGAAGGAACTCTTGTGGAGTGAGAGGATTTCCTCATTGGACAGCGTTCCCATTCTAAGCTCCATGTGGTCAGGCGTCATGGACAGAATCTCCGCACCCGGCTCCGTAGGAAATATACAACCCAATTTAACGGAGCGGGCAAGAGATGGGCGGGCCTTAAACATAGCGTCGTAAAGGGTTTTGCTATACCTAACGGCGTAAAAATTATGGTAGGAAAATAGGGTCGCATAATCATGGTTTTCTCCGCGCTTCACCTTATGGTAGTTGAGACGAATGATGCGCACCGTTCTATCCTCATAGGCATTCGGGTCGTAGAGTGTCCTAATCGCGAAGAAGATGCCTGACGTGAATACCTCCCCAATACCAAAGGATTCAATCAGGAATTTGGTCTGTTCAGATTGGAGAATATTATCCTCCGGGTTCCGGGGAATATAGAACTCTCCCTTGACATGGGCAGGAAGAACCATAGGGCTTCCAAGTTTTCCGGTACGACCATTATTATCCTGTGCCTAAGAATGAAGGAGCATGATTTGTTGAGCGAGTGCGATAGGTTTCATATCTGTTTTGTTTTTGTAGAGCGATGTGAGGTTTCTAATTAGAAGAGGGGGCGAGTGAACCCCATGTCTTCAAGGCAACGGGCGAGGCGATTTGCTTCCAGCTGATGCCGCTTTAGGCGTCGGCGTATAATGTCAATGCCCCACTCTACCAGTAGCTGGAAGACAAACCAGCCCGTGATGATGACACACCATGTAAGGTACGATATGAGAAGTTCACCAGTGGCAAGGAGATAACCTAAACAAACCAGCGCACTTACGAGGGCAACAATGTCCACTACCGAATGAAGGTGCTCCACGAGGCTCCACAAGGCATGAAGCCTATCGGCTCGCCCGATGTGGTGGAGACAGTTCTTGCGGAGGATGACGACGTTAGATTCTTTTTCGGAGGTCATACTATAGAGCTATGTGAGGTTTCTAAGGGTTCAACGGAGTACGAGCTTCACGGTTTCCAGATTCAAATCATCGTGCCATTTGTTGCTCGTAAACTTCACCATGCAGGGGAGGAAGAAACGTTCCGCTATCTTGCGAACCTTTATGGAGTTAAGTTTATTCATGGATTCCTTATCGGGTGTGAGGAATCGGAAGCGCATATAGGTGAGGCTACCGTCAACCATGAAGTCCACCGCCCCCGCTTCCTGCGCAATACGCAACCCCACTTCCTGCCAGTTCTGATTAACCACCGCAATAAAGTGCTTTGCCAGTTCTATAGCATCTCCTACAGTCAGAGCCGCCGTTTCCGCAAGTTTCCACACCGTGCCATTCCACTTCAACTTGTGGAGCCGGATAATGCACGCGCCATTGTGTGTGCGTTCCAGTTCGATTGCGTAGGGCCGCATGTACGGCTTAACATATACCGTTCCTTCTCCATCCCATTCGGAAGGCCTGTCTATCCTATGGGATATTACACCAGCCTTAAAAGAAAAGATTGCAGGTTGAAGTTTATTGATTCGATTTGTGAGTTTAAGCCATTCCGTGCTGGAAAGTTCATCACGTTTCCTGCCCTTAATATCAATGTCAAATGCAGTCATAATTTTGTAGTGTTCTTTGTCGGTTCTAAGGGAAAAGATAATACTCTATCAGGTTTTTACTTTAATATGTATGATACTGTCCTTCAAGGATATTTGCATAGGCTTCAACGCGTTCGGTAGGTACGATATGAAAGCCGTTGCAACTTGCGAGCCGTTCCATATCCCGCATTTGCCGGGTAGTGGTTTGTGAATATTCTTTGGTCGTAACATACAGTACTTTACCTCGGCGGTCGACGGGGGCAACGTGCGTTTGATAGGAGAAAAGTCGGGTGCGCTTCCATGTCATGGAGCGCAAACGCCTTCCGTATAATCCGGTCCGCAAGGGAGACTTGCCACTTTCTTTTCTGCCTTCAATGTATTCCTTGCCTAATTTTTCAACGTAGGTTCTCATGGTGTTTTATTGTTTGGTTAGAGTTATTTGAGGGTTCTAATAAATAGGGTAGCTGGGGCGGGGTTTAAGTCATGCCCTGTAGGAGGGAAGGGTAGAAACGGTTGTGTGGTTATAGTCGAAGCGATAGTATTGTACACCAGTCAGGTTTTGAAGGCCTTGCTTCAAGCTCTCCACTTGTTCTTCCACTTTAACGGCTTGTGTAAAATAGGCGCACACGTAGTCGGAATTGCAAATGCGGTAGTTTGAATCCTCAATTTCTTGAAGCTTGGTATCAAGGCGAACCATACCGTCAAAGATTCCTTCAATGAATTTCTCCATGTCCCTTCCGGTGACAATCCGCTTCTGCCCCTGCGTCAGCTCATTGACGTCAAAGTCAAAGGAAATATTTACGGTATCATACATGCCGGGGAGGATATGATGAAACACCACTTTCGGCCATGCGTAGTGACTTCTATCTATATAGGCTCGGATTTTAATGTCCGCTTCAACGCTTTGTACGATTGCGGCGGCCAGACAGTCATCCATCATCCGTTCTACTCGGACGTTATAGACCTTGCCTTCAAACTGGCGGAGGCGTTCGGCCACTAGTGCCAGCATGCGGTGAGTAATAAGGGCGGCCAGACCGTAGGCGGCATTATCTCGGACAACCTGTTTCAGGTTATGCCCCATGTTTTTCACCGGGATGACATAGTCATTCTGATTATTCTTCATGAGGTCGTCGCGCACCTTGTCTACGGCGGCATCGATAGCGGCATTTGCCCGTTCAGTAAAGGCGTTGATTGCGGCGGCACTGTTGAGGTTTGCGGATGTAGTATTCATTGTTTTATTCTTTCTATTAGTTTATTGTTGTTTGGTTTATTGTTGCGGGGCTTGTCCCCCGCTGGATGATTTCAGTTTAGCAGATTTTCTTATCTTGTCAAATAATTTTTATGTGTATGACAAAATCCTATGGGACAATTTGCAAATAGGAGACGTATTGAGAATTAACCTGCCGGGTATCTCCCGCTTGGCATACATTCTCCATGCCGAAAGGGAACCATGCTATTTTATCAGGGCGGGGTAGTCTTTCAAGGAGAGTGTGCGGGGGTTCATCCTTTGAAGAGATAAGCATAACGCCATACGTTCCAATCCGATACAGGACAATGTCATCTTTCTGGCTCTTGCTTCCCGGCTTGGCATACCGGGGAAGGAGTAGCAGACAGTTAGCGCAATCGGACGGATTAAGCAGGTACTCTTTCCGGTGAAGGGCGTTGAAGCTCCAGATAGTGAGGCGCATCTTACCACCCGTTACCATTTCCGTTTCTATTCTGATATGTAATTCTGATATGTCTTTCATGGTCTGTAATTTATGATTGGTTTATTGTTAAACCCCGGAATCCCCGGAACCCGTTGCACCCGATATCCCCCGCATTCCGGGGGCGGGAATTATTCCTTTGTCTTTCTACGTTGTTATTTGGTTAGAGTTATTTGACGGGTTCCGGGGGTTCCGGGGCTTAAATGTTCCATGTGGAACAATTTTGATTCCCCGGAACAAGCCGCAAGTGGTTTATATTCTTCCGGTTGCCAGCGTTTGGCCGTGCATCGTCCGAATCCAGAAATTAACGATATCACGGGGACGGGGGGATACATTGTGCCCGTTCATATCGGTGAAAGTATGTCCCGTTTCTACCAAGCCAATCAGGTTGCGGATAGTACTGCGCAGGGTTTGATTCCCTTTCAGGTACACCTTTACCCGGCTACCGTCTGTAAGCTTGAGTTCAAGGTAGCAGTTAGTCATCCGGCAACCCGGATTTATCCATGACAGGACGGCCCCCATAAAGCGAGGCAGGACATAGTATTTTACACAAGGGCAGGGTGAACCGAAAGCCGGAGTGGCAGAATGAAGAGCAACCAGCTGGCCTTCAACGAGGGGGGCAAGATAGTAGTCTTTTTTCCACTCTTCAATGTTTTCAATGTCATCAGGGGCGAGGCTTTCATCTTCCCCACACGCCAAGTAATTGAGGGCATAGGTGGGAATGTCATGGATAAGGGCATAGTCTGATACTTTAAGCACTTCCGGTTTAGTTGTAGTCTTCATAATATGTTTGCTTTCTATTGTTTATTGTTAGTTTGATTTTATAGGGCGGCGTAGTTATTCAATGGGGAGCGGGAATAATTGAGCATGAGAAGCCTTAGCTACTAGCTGGCAGAACCGTTGTTCCAGATACCGGTTAATTTCCGCCGGGTCGTAGGTACACCAAGCCCCTAACTCATTCTCTTTCACCGCCTGCCACAAGCGCACAATGTCAGAATCATCTATTGCGGGCAGGGCGTCCCACGGGTATATGTTAAGCAGGGCGGCAATGGGGCGTGCATGCGAGGATGACTTGGCGAAAAAGATAAGAGACAGAAGGCCGTCACCGTTTTCGTAGAATGCCCATGCCGGGATTTCGTTGTCTTTCAATTCAATTTGAGTGTTCATGATATAGTGTTGTTTAGGTTTGAGGTTATGCGGGAGCTTGTCTCCCGCTTGCTGATTTTAGTTTATCGGATTTTATTATCTTGTCAAATACTTTTTTAGGGTGGTGTAACTTTTCAGGGGGGGGACTTAACGGTTATACACAATCCTTGCGCCTGCTTCCTCAAGGGCAAGGCATAGTGGGTCTGAAATAAAGGCACGGCTGACTACCATTTCATGAGGGCGATAGTCCGCAATGCTGATTGGCCGCATTTCTCCGGATTCCCGGTTCCTGACAAGCAAGGTAAGCTTGCTTCCGGTTGCTTCTGCTAGTGCGGCGATTAGTTCCAGCTCTTCATCATGGCGTGCGGACAACTGGAAAAGGTAGGGGCGCGTTTCCCGGATATGAGCGGCTAAAATATCGATTGCCGTTTTCTTTTCGTCTTCATTCATGGTCTTATTTCTTTCTATTGTTTTGTTGTTAATATGTTAGAGCGGTGTAACTTTTCAAGGGGGCTTAGTAAATCTCTTCCAGCTCTTCCCATTCACCTGGCCGGGTGAAGAATGATTTAAGGTTTGCGTACTCATGGCATGCGCCCGTGTACTTGCAATATGAATCCATATTGTATTCCCCCGTATCTACCTCATAAGCGGGCAAGCCCATTTCTTTACAGAAGTCACGATAGGAACCGCAATCGGACTTACACAGGCAAGCAAGTACGTCATAGGCGGTGGGCGTCTTGTGCCTGTCCGCATGGGACTGATAGAAGGTGATGAATATTTCCCGCCTTTCTCCCTTCCGAGGGTCTTCCCGGTGTAGGACAATTTCCCATGTGCTATGAGCCTTATCATCCCATAGGGGCGTATACATGCCTTTATATTTCCCGGTGATTCTGATTCCGCAATTTTCAAGGAATCTCTTGGCATGGTCGGTGTAAATGCTCATTGTATTATTTCTTTCTATTGTTTATTGTTTTAGGTTTTGATTTTATAGGGCGGTGTAACTTTTCAGAAATTAAACCCTGCTGACTAGTTTGAGGACAAGGTTGAAGCCTTCATCGTAGGTGCGCACCATATGACGGCCTGCCTCATAGGTCTCACATTCTGCGGGCGTCAGATAGTAGCGGTGGACGAAAAGCGCAGGACTAGGACGGCCATATTTATCATAATCCCATGAGGCAGGGGCTTGTCCCCCCCGTTGATAATTTCAGTTTAGCAGATTTTCTTATCTTGTCAAATTATTTTTTATTTTTGTATGACAAAAGGCATATCCTATTTATTTTGAGAAGAGAGCAACGAGGGGCATAGGAATATCCAGAAAGTTTCTATCTGTGTAGAGAGTAAAAGAATCAGAGTTTGTGCCATAATATTGCACGGCTCTTTCCCGGAATAATCTAATAGAGTTGCTTCTCACATACGGTTCGGCTTCCGGTTCGCACGTAGGAACGGCGGTTGTGCAATCGGAAAGACGAGCACGGAACCTTTCTGTATTTTCAATTAAGTCTCTAACCTTGTATGCGTTAAACTCTATAAGTTTAATGCTAACGGCATTCTGAATACTGACGTGTTCATGCATCTCCTGCGCGTCCGGGTAGTAGTCATAGGTGCGCACAATGCGGCACTTTTCACCTCGGCTATTAACGGCGTTTGATGGAACGTCTTGCGCTTCCGTAGTTCCCCATACTTCAATCTCATTTTCTTTCATAGTATTATTCTTTCTATTGTTGTTTCTTTTATTGTTGCGGGGCTTGTCCCCCCGCTGGATGATTCCACTTTAGCAGATTTTCTTACCTTGTCAAATTGTTTGTTGAGTTGTATGACACAATCGTAAGTTATTCATCCGCAATGTTGAATGCGTAGCGAGCGGCGTAACCCATGCGTTCAGTTTCCAGCATTGTTTCAACTTCTCCGGTGGGATAGATGACGGTGGAATACGCAACCGGTCTGCCTGCTTCCGTTTCAAGGTACGTGTTAATCTCGGCAAAGTCATAATTAACGCCTTCCCACATGCTAATCATTTCAAGGTCTTCCAGCGCGGGCAAAATGTTTTCCGGCAGGATATCGATCACCGCCGCAACAGGGTTAGCATCTGAAATGGTCTCCGCGAACAGGACAAGAGACAGGACGCCCGCGCCGTTTTCGTAAACCGCCCATGTCAGCGTTTCACCGTCTTTCAAGTTAATCTGATTGCTCATTGTTTTATTTCTTTCTATTGTTGTTTCTTTTATTGTTGCGGGGCTTGTCCCCCGCTGGATGAATGCAATTTAACATGATTGCGGAGAGCGTCAAGCGGTTTTCTTTCCGTTGCGTTGTAACCTACTGACTATCTGTAGGTTATAATTGTGTCATACAACTTTCCCGGTTCCCCCGGTTCCCCCGGTTCCCCCGGTTCCCCCGGTTCCCCCTATATATAGAGAGAGATTCCCGGTATCCATGATTCCCGGTATCCATGATTCCCGGTATCCATGATTCCCCTTTATATATATATATATATAGTGTAGGAGATTTT